GGGGTTGACTCCGGCTTTGCCGGAAGAGGCGGCTCTGCCGTCCACCCCGGAACGGGCGGCGCCCTTCCGTCGCCTGCAGGGAACCACAGGGCGATGGTCGGATGCCTAGGCGGCCCCGGTTGAGACGGGGGATCTTGCTTACTCATGGACCTAACTACGTCGCTGAGTCGTCACTCAGCTATCGCGGAGTTCCCACTTCGATAGAGACGAAGCTGAATGGCTGAGCTGTCGCGGAGCTCCCACTTCGCTTAACTTACGTAAGTTTTTCCCCGGCTAAAACTAGGCTAGTTATACCGCTGTATGAAGCATGATTTCAGCCGATTTGTGCTCGCTTATCTTAATTTAAGCGAACCGCCCTATAATACGGGGAGCAACGTAAAGAGATATAATATTATATACCGATGGACACATGAGACAAACCTCTCTCTTTCAGTCTTAATACTATATATATAATAATCGGATATATATGTATAGAAGAAAAAAATAAGTTGCAGTAATTGTGGAGAAATCCGAGAGGAAAACTTTGACCCCAGAGACAAACCTCTCCCGCGTACAACCGATATCAACGGATTCAGATTTGACCGTTGATTTCTCTTAAAATAGCTAATATAATAGAAGTAGAAAAGGAGGTAGTCATGGTCCAAATTTGGAACAATTTTAGCGTATGTCCTGCATGCGAAAGGCTGTGCGAACTCTCATCGACTTCGAAGTGTCGACGATGCTCAAACATCTACCAGAACACACGTAATGCCCGGCGAAAGTCTGGCGGAGATCCTACAAAGTTCAATCAACTCATGAAAGAGAGCGTAACTAGAATGTCTATGTACGGTAGCCTCGATATGTGTGGGTGGTGCGACGAGTATCTCCGAGGTACCAAGCGGGACTACGTTGGCCAGACACAAGTTTGTCCGTACTGCTTCGCTATGCACAAGCGGGGCCTGGAACTTACAGAAGACGCGCTGGATCTGCTTATCGATTCTATTCGTCACGAACGAGAGGTAGCTAAGCGGGGTCGCGAGAGCGCTGAGTTCCAGAAGCGTGAGCGAGAGCGTATGCTGGCGAAGACACCTGAACAGAGGGCTCGTGAGGACGAAGACGCGGACTCGTTCATGGCCGGATTCAACGGGTGGGACGACCCGAACTGGATTGCTCACAAAGCGGGCACGTTGTCTAAAGAGACCGAAGATCTTAAGGCAGCTCTCGGTATCACCGACGAGGAGTTTACGTTCGGCACACCTATGGGACCTCCTGTAAAGTAACTAAAATCTTTCAACGCGGGAGTACAGACCTCCACCTTAGAAACTAGCTACCTTTTCTGCATGGGAACCCGAGTGTAAGCGTCGCGTCCTGTGGTGTTCTGATAAGAGAGATAGTTCCGCAAAAAATTTCCCGATTTTCCTTTGTGGCCACACTAGATTTTCCATTTTTGCCTCTGTATAATAAAAATATCAATCAATCTATTTTCAAATCAAACTCAAAAACAGAAAAAACAGAGGGAGGCGAAAATGAACGATTTAGAAGAACTAGTCAGAAACATTCTAAACAAGAATGTATCGGTAACAGTTCCGAAAATCGAGAAGCAGCAGAAACAGCCGAAAGAAGCAGAAACCGGCAGTGCTCCGTATCTGCACTCAAACAGCATTTCAAACGTAGCAACGTTCGTAAGCTACGAAGACGTTGAAATCGATCTAACGGAGAAGCTCAAGAAGTCTGACGTGGTCCTAGAAACCGATCTTGAGAGTCAAGTTCGTTTGATTCTGAGAAAAAAGACAGATCGGATTAATCTAACAGAAACGTCGGAGCCGAGCAAAAAAGCAGTAAGACAAGCTGTTTCGACACGTAAGATGACACCGACTAACCGCGTATTCAAGGGGATGCCGGGAGATAGTCGGAATGTAATGGTTGATGCGATCAAAGCTATTGCAGCCGAGCACACCGGCTGTATTACGGCGGATCACGTTATTCACGACGTACCGATGAAATCCACAACAGCTCGCGGAGATGGGAACATTATCGCAGGTTACCAAGTAGTTACCGACGGACCGCATCGTTAGAGTAGTCGTTTTTACAGATTTAGAAAAAACCGTATCAAAGCTTTAACTCCTTATTGACATTCATAGTTACGAATGAATTGAAATGAAATGGAGTAAAACAGAGATGGCGAAGCAATCAGTAGTAAACGCGATTAAAGGTAAGAGTAAGGCGATGTACAAAACTGGCGGAGTGAGTCCGCAGACCCTGCGGGACATTCAGAAATTGTACAAAACGATTTCGATTGCGCCGGATGACAACGCACTCGAGCGCAAATACTTTCACGGCGGATACAAAGGCAAAGCATGTAAGACCTGCTTCACGAAGTTCTCCGTAAACGGAACTTGTAACTGCTAGAGAGCTTGTAACTGCTAATAGAAAGAGATGCGGCAATGATGAATGAAAACGACATTCCCGAAGAGTTTCTTCGCGAGGTTGAAGCAGAGATCAACCGACAGAACCCGAACGAGCCCGAGGAGCTGAATCCTCGGGCAGTAGTAAAGTTGGCGTACTACTTGTACTACAACGAAATGAGTGCGGTAGAAGACGGAGTCCAAGCGTACTTCTTGTACGATCTGCTTAAGTTCACGGCATTCGTGTAGAGCTTGATTTGTACATAATTATTCCGTCTTTGGAACGTTATGTACATTTCAATCGACTATACAGTCGAGGACGTAAGAGAAGGAGATGCGACGATGAACTATGACAACTGGCAAATGTCGTACATCAAGCGAGCGCTGAAAGAGGCGGGGCACGCAGAAGATGCGAAGCTGACGGGTGAGCAGATTCTAGCGGCGCTTGAAGCGTACGACGAGATCGAAGAGGTAACTCAGGCAGAGGCCGACGAACTCAGCGCGATCGTCATTGCGGGACTTGATGTAATGAGTCGGCAGAACTGAAGCAAATCGTCTTAGCGAAAACAGGAAATAAAATTTCCCGTTTTTCCCCCACTAGATTTTCCAAGTTTTCCCATGTATAATAAAAATATCAAACAAACTACTTTCATTTCAGTAGAAATTAACGGAAGGAAAAGGATGCGACAGTTTACAAACGAGGAACTCGGGTGGATTGAAACCGCCCTCTGCATGACTTCGGACGCCTATTTCGAGATGGCGAACGATCCTATGATGCAGGGGTCCGACGAAGACAAGCAGTCGGCAGCCGAGAGTATTCCGATCGGCGAGGGTATGGAGCGGCTGTATCGTGAGTTGGAGATCAACCGCCTCATCCGCGAAGAGAAGTACGACCTGGTCTCGATCGAAATGGTCGAGCGGGTCGTACGAGACATGGTGTACGATCGTACGGGACCGACGCCGAACGAAGATGAGCTTCGCGCGATTCACGTAGTTGCAACGTACTTCTTCAATGAGGCGATCGAGCTCGTGAAGCGAGAGGTTCTGCGTCTGTTCGACTTCTCCTACGTCCGCATCGGAACAGGAGACATGCGGTGAACTTTAACGAACGAGCCCTCGCTGCAACGGAGGTAATCAGCAAGCGAATCATCCAGTACTGGAACGATACAAACCAGTACAACGATGGGGTTGCTGAGACAACCGCGATGACGTTGGCGCGCTTCATGTGTGCGAGTGACTGCGACATCAACAAGATCGACGATGTTTCGCTCTACCACATGTACCTGCTCGTCGAGTTTCTAGACGTACAGTAACTGTTTGAGTCGTTCATCTGCAGAGATGTAGATGAGCGGCTCAAGCGGCTATTTGGCCGTGGGCGTAATAAACAGAAGGGCACCAAAATGTTCGATATCGCCAAGCTTGCCGCCGCGTCCCAGACCGTCGAGGTCAGCGAGCTGATCGAGGTCGATGGGCACAGCGCGTACTCGATCGCCGGGATCGTCAACCAGGTGTTGACCGCGCGTGGCTACTTCAACGGCGACCCCAAGCGGGTTCCGTTCGCCGGCCAGACGTTCTACGGTCTCGCGAACAAGGGTAAGATCAACGGCAAGAAGCACGTCAAGGGCGAGACGACGCGTTACACGGACGAGGAGATCAGGGCCTTCGTTCCGAAGTTCGTCGCGCGTGTTCTCGCCGACGTTGGCATGCAGACGACGACCCCGAAGCCGGAGATCGAGGTCGCGGATCGTCAGGCCGAAGCGGTTGAGGCTCCGAAGCCGAGTGCGCCGAAGCGTAACTAGTTGATCGAGTCGTTCACCAGTAGAAATGCTGGTGGGCGGCTCAATCAGCTTGTTGCTGGTTAGATTGGAGATGCGACATGCACGGACTACCTGACAGCTTCGAGTACGCAGGAGAAACGTACCCGAAGAAAGCTAGCAGCTGGAACACGCCGCTCGATCGGTTTGTGATCGAAGACAGTCTTCTCGAGGAACACCAGAGGGACCTCGAGGCTGACATCGACGGCCTGAACGAGCGGCCCCGATGCGAATTGGACGTGATCGGCGGAGGCGTGTGTCAACGCCTTCTGCTGAACGTCGTGTACGGCGAAGATGGTCTCTTCGAAGACGGAACGTGTAACAACCCGAATCACACGCCCGACTACGACGATCTGCGCGAGCGCTTGCAAGCGGCGCCAGAGCCTGATGCAAAAGAAGAGCACACCTGCATCACGAAAAAAGCCGATGGCTTCTGTTACGACGAGGACTAAGGAGAACTGATGTACATTCCAGTTAACAAGTATCCTTGGAACGAACAGGAACTCGAGCACAAGACGCTGACGTGCAAGAATCACCCGTCGGCGCGGTACCTCACGAAGCACGCGTACGCACGTAACTTGCACCTGATCGAGGTGCCAACGGACGAAGGCATCGAGCGCACGGATATTGGTGAGTGCACGTGTCCGTTCCTCGATATGGTCGTCGTTGTCAACTTCGCGTCGCTCGACAGCAATGCTAAGTGTGACTTGCTCGCGAAGATGTCGCTCGAGATGGCGTTCGAAGCCTTCTTCGAGGACCCTCAGGGTTGCCCCGTTGACGCGGATGGCTTGTCCGTTGCGGATCTGTTCAACAACTTCCTGATGCACTACGAATGGCCCGGCGAGATCGAGTCATGGGATTGGTTGCGGGAGTTCGTCGAATCGCACGTGTAGAGCTTGTATCGCATATCTTCTGATTTTGGCAGATATGCGGTGCAATCGACATACGTCGGTTAGGATGGAGATGCGATGAAACTGAAAAGGCGTACACCTCACTACGTCGCAATGCGAGTTGGTGAGATCGGCAAAGAGAAGTACGATGCGGTACTGAAGCGGGAAGAGATCGATACGATCTTCTTCTCACTGCTTGCGTATCGTGACCAGCTCGTCGACGATCTCGCAACGCACGGTAACGGTCGTGAGCACTTTGGTCTCGAAGACCAGGTGTTCCTCGGTCGTACGATTGCCGAGGTGACAAAGCTGGCACTCTACATCGCTAGCAAGCAAGAGCTTGATCACTCCGACTCTGTCGGCGACCGCTACAAGAAGCTCACGCGCGAAGAGCTGATTGCATCTCTCGACGAGAGGTCGCGCCCGCTTGAGGCATTCGGCGGCATGACTCCATCTGAGGTGATGGCGAACGTCGCCGTAGATCCGATCGGCACAGCGCAGATGCTTTCACAGGCACAAGTGAATGCGTTGCTCGTCGATGACGACTACGATGACGATGATAGTTGCTCGTGTGGGGAGAACTAATGCAGTGGCCGTGTGTAGGATTCATCGTCTGCATCTTGATCATCGCATACGTCATCGGACGTGTGCGAGGTATTAAGAAGTGACCGCCCAAGTTGTGTGGCGTGACGATAGTACCGATACCGCCATGCTTCAGATGTCGATCTCGGACTTCATCCAGATCGGGTCAGCACTACTGACGACGAAGGGTCAGTACGAGAAAGGCGTCGCAGAAATTGATAATTGGCGTGCGGCCGAGGAACTCAAGGAAGCTGCCAAAGAGTACGCTGAAGCAGCACTTGCACATGTATGTAACCTACTTCAAGAGCTAGGAGTGCACCGATGATGCCATCAGACATCGATGACGGCTTCGATAAGACGGCCGGCGCAATCGGATCGTTCGAGTTCACGATCGTGTGTAAGGTGCATAGCTGCGTAGTCGTATCCGCAGATGCATCGCCCAGCTTCGACACGGATCAGGGAATGAACTATACGTTCCTCAAGAACGACGAAGGCGCATGGGAGCTCGACAACGCAAACTTGTACTGCACCGGCACGCCTGTCCTAGGCCATGGTGATCCCTTTCACCCGATCACGCACGAGTTCCTCACGTGTATCACAACGCGTCACGCCAACGGTGAGGTTCTATCCCGCACGTTGATCGTTAAGTAGTAACTGTCCGATTCGTACACATTGCCATCGCAGATCTCCACAGGACGGTTTGCGGCACAGTTGGAAATGTGTACGTTTCAATCAGCTACTCTGCTGGTTAGGTTGGAGATGTGATATGTTTAAGCTTCGTCCGGTGTGTATCGCCGATGGCGCAAAGCAGTTCGTGAACCTCACGGGAACGCCGTTCCTCGACAATGGTGACAGTGACTCAAACGTTTGGTCGCCAGACCTCAGTGAGATGACGTGTCCGAAGCACATCGATCTCGAAGGTGGCTGCCAGGCAAGCTGGCGCATCTGGTTCGAGAACATCGGCGAGTAACCGTTCGGGTCATTCATATCCCCAGATATGATTGGCTCAATCAGCTACTCTGCTGGTTAGTTAGGAGATGCAATGCCTAGGATCGACGTAACGGATGAGGAGCTGCTTTGCATTCGTAGGGCACTTCGTACGCAGAAGCGTACTCTGAACGAGATTCTGGAGATTACAGCTCCGAGTCCTCTAGCCCTATCGACGGAATCCTTCAGGATCCTGACGGGCGAGATCGCTATGTGCCAGAAACTGCTAGACGAACTCCAAGGAGAGTAAGATGCGACGCACAATCCTATCTGTTGCCGCCTCTGTGGTGCTCTGTGCCGCGTGGGCCGCGCCTGCGAACGCGACAGCAGTAACTAAGACGTCGGCGGGCTGGATGCAGTACTACCGCGTTCGGACGCCAACGGTGACGATCAACGAGATCTACTACTGCCGCAACACGGTGGCTGGCTCGATCAAGGAGCAGAACTGCGACGCGTGGGTGGAGAACTCAAACCTGCCCCGCTACAACATGAGCACGTGGCAGTTCGCCCTCTACACGAATTGCTACCAGGAGGGCTTCTCGAAGCACGACATGCGCGCCTGCACCAAGTGGACGTGGGACGACATGCACAGTACTGCGAAGCACACGCAGATCGACTGGGAGAACGGCAACTACAAGGTCGATGGCACCTACTTCGCCTGGTGGAGCTAATGTTTGTATTAGCTACTGAGCCTCCGTCGATCGACGTGCCCTATATGCGTTGTACAGTATGTTGGGGTCTTGCCGAGACGATCGAAGATGTGCAGAACCACTACTTCGGCGAGAGTGTCATTAAAGGCGAACGCACCTGTAGTAGTGGTATGAACGATTGGCAGTTCGTTACGTTCTCTGCCGAAGACATCGAAGACGGTGCCGCGTTCAACCACAAGCTCCGCGATCTTCGAGACGTTTGGACCGAAAGGGACCTTCAGAAAAGGGTTGATGATGACGACTGAGCCCGCAGAGCAAGACACCCACGAGGACGAGAGCTACAGTCGCGGCAGCATGGAACTGATTGCGGCTATCGTTCAAAGCAACGTTGATCAAGCAAGTCGTACGACCAACTTCTTGTTGGAGAATTTGCGGCAACAGCGTGACGACGCCATGATGAACTTCATCGAGATGTACGACACGTTGGCTATGATTCCGGACAACATTCGATCAGTCGCCATCGATCGGCTATTGGGACTCAACGCATTCTCGTACGATCACTACAAGAGCACCTTGTCCCGAGAGGACGAGAATGCGTCGTGACGTGTGGGACCGAGAAGTAGCTGCAGTAGAAAAGAGATTCACTCCTGCATTACAGTCGGTATGTGGTTCGGGGGGTGTCGACTCGTCTATCGTACACGCACTCGCTACTTACACAGTAGCAATGTGGTGTTCACCGAACTATGCACAAGAGAATCCCAATTTCGATACTCTCTTGGTGCGGTACTATCAGGTTTATGTAACAAGGTTGGTATTCGATAGCTTTACGAGGAGATGAAGTGAATCACGGTAACGAGTTCCTGAAAGTCCTGTTCCACTACGCACCAACTGGAGATGCGCAAGAGAAGTGTGTGCAGCTCTTCCACGCCATCAGTGCTGCAGGCGAAGAAGATCGTAAGATCGACCTCGAGATGGCTGAGACCATCGCAACAGGTCTTCGTTACGGCAATTGGCCTTGGACGTCGTACAGCGACCTCCCGAAGACGAGCACGCAAAGCATCGAATGCCTCAATCCTCGGGGATACTTCGACGAAGTTGCAGGCGATAAAGTCGATCACGAAGGAGCGTTCTTGCCTCGAGAATGTGATCACATCAAAGAGGCGAACGGTGGATGCGAGTCCATCTCGTGCCCTAACTGGAGTGGTCAGCTCTAGGTTGTAGCGTTGGAGGGATTCATCAGTGTTTTACACAAACACTGGTGAGTCCTTCGATCCCTATAACAAGGAGGTGTAAAATGAGTCTAGGGACTATTGCAAACATTTTGGCTGCGTTTGTTATGTCGACGCAGCCACATCACACGTCTGCACAGTGGACACACGAGTTTCATGACGAGTTCGCTTCAGGCATCTTGAACTCTGAGTGGTACTGCCGTAACGAGATTCCCAACACGTATGCAATGAGCGATTGTTGGGACCGTGAGGGTGATCTGAGTATCCCCCGCGTGAACATTACAGACACGCAGTTTGCCATTCTTACGAACTGCTACGGGTTCGACTACACGCTTTCGCAGGACGAGATGCATGCCTGTGTCTCGTGGACGGAAGCCGATATGGCTTCGCCTGTCGAGCTCACGAACGATCAGTGGATGGATGGTGTGAATAACGTCATCTACCTGTGGGACCCACGGAATCCGGAGGACAAGTAATGGAGATCAAACCGCTTATCGAGGTTATCAAGGACCTCGTAGCAGAAGGCGTGCTCAGCGACGAGCGCTGTCCGCAGCCTGAGTACTGGCACTGGGACGTGTTGAAGCCTGAGGCACTCGATAAGGACTTCGCACGTTGCTACGACGAGTGCGAAGAGATTCGCTGGAACGGCTTCGACTGGCGCGAGGAGCCCTACTACGGAGAAGGATCGAAATGAAACTGAAAGAGTTCGGCGGCATCGAAGCACTACAGCCTGGCGACCTGATCGCCGTTACACGTTACCTTGCCGTTCATAGCTACTATGAGGGGCGTAACATCATCGAAGTCGTGACCGAAGACGGTTCGATTGATGTCATTGGGGAGTCGGCAATCGTAGACGTCGTCGTCAAGTCCAACACAGAATACTAGGAGAGACGTGGACTCCCAAGAGTTTGATCGTCACCGCGCACGAGTGGAAGCAACCGAACGCGCAGAAATCGCCGTACTCGTTGGTCGCGACGTGACTCGTTCCGAGCGTGAACGTATGCCTGTTTATGATCTGTCTGTGGCATATGCGCGTGTCGTCTCTCGCATCGAACGCGATGTGGTCTGGCGTATCCAAGATAACGATGCACCAGGTGCAGAGATCGACGACGAGTGCGCCTATCTCGTCGCGGTCTACTTCATGTCAATGGGCAAGCGAGGTCGCCTGAGTCGTTCGGAACCCTGGGACAGTCAAACGGGATTCAGTTCTTCGCAGGCGTGGACCATGTACAACCTGCTGAAGGTACTCAAGCAGGACGGCCGCATCATCGTCACAGAGTTCGCGAGAGGACAGTAATGGTACAGCGTTGGTTGGGTCTTAGCGATAGGACCATGATGCTCCTGTGTAAGGCGTACTTCGTACTAGTGGTCGTAGCCATGTTCGCAGAAGCTTGCGGTGGCGGAGGAAACGGGAGTCGATACTAATGCGTTGGTTAACGCATCAAGGCCTTTGTCCATGTATCGCTCTGATCCTGGCAGTCGTATTCATCTTCATCCTAGTGAAGACGGAGAATCACTGATGGACAATCACAATCCCACGTGGGAAACCAAAGAGCGGGCCGACGAGCAAGTCTTGAGTGACTCCAGAAAACAGTTCTTGCGGGGTGAAATGGGTGATCTTGTAGCTTCGGGCGTTCTTCATGTAACACCTGAGGGTGCGTACGAGTTCACAAGTGGTCCTACTTGGGGTGATGTGGGTTGCGAACGTCGTCTGGATAAGTGTGATCACGCGCCTGACGACGGATGCATGTGGTGCTGTATGTGCTGTAATCTAGACACTCACAGGTGTCCGGGCTGCGGTACCGTTACAGATCATAAGAACACTGCATGCGACGAGTGCAAGAAGCTCTAGCTTGACGTGAGCTGTTCCTAGCCAATGATTTCATTGGCTGGGTTCATAGAACGTCAAACAAAGGAGATAACATGAACAAAGCACTACCGTCGCCTGTTGCAGACCGAGTCGACTTCAATTCTGAAGAGTCGAGTCTGGGCTGGGCCGTTCGTTCCGTAGTGACAACGGGTGACAAAGCGTTCATCGCTATTTATCGTGCGTCCTGCATTACATGGGACCAAACGGTGCAGGGTGAACTGGTTACACTTCTCGAGGACGATCAGGCGGACCTTACTAGTCTCGCGATCGCAATCAACCGTCACGTTGCCATAAGGAGTTGGTTGTAAATGGGGTTTGCATGTATTGTTTTAGGTCTAGTTGCGATCGCATCACTACTGGCAGCTTGGATTATGTCTAACTAAAGTCTAACAGCTATGGTCATTAGACCCGTAGAGCTATGTAGCTTCATATAGTTCATCGGTTAGACCTATAAGAGACTCAGTTAGACGCTAGTAGAGACTTCAAGCTAAGCTTTAGAGAATCGAGGAAAGATGGACAAGGGAGAAGGAACTCCCGAAAGGCTTGAATCACGTAATCGTGCTACGATCAACGCCTTAAGCTATCGTATTGGCAGTAAGGTGGGATTGGTACAACATCTCAAAGAGATGGGTAAGCCTATCCCGCAGAAGTTGATCGATGAGATTGAAGTTCTTAGGCATCAACTAGAATTCGCTAGGGAGAATCGATGATCTTTGAAGCACTACTGCGCAAGTACTGGTATCGTAAGAGTGTCGAACTGGGTACTCCTACTTGGGACCAGCCGACGCTTCAAATGCGAATCCCTATTCTGGATGAGCGATCGAACACTGAGCTGACAGAGCTATCGCGCAGTCTTCGTTGGAATGGTCACCTGCCTCCCAAGGGCTATCACGAGTGAAGCAGACCACTCCCGAGAAGTGGGGTACGGTCGTTCATCGTGGTCACGGACGTTGGGGCTTTGAATGTGCCTTCTGCATCACAGGTAGTATGAGAGCACCTGATTGGGCACGAGCAACGTCGGATAAGGCTTTGACCGCACATGTCGTTGAAAGGCATGCTAACGAGCAACCCGTCAGAGATATTTTGAATCCGCAAAAAGATTTCCAAAATATCTAATTTTCCCCACTTGATTTTCCATTTTGTCCCATGTAAAATAAGATTAGCACACAAATTCAACTCCAAAAGGAGCCCGGATGAACCTGAATAAAAAGGAACAGGAACGAAGGTTCGAAGAAATGTTAGAACAGTTGTATGATCTGGATCGTGGGCAGCTCCGCCAGCTTGCCTTTGAGGCCTTGCTGATCAGTGATGGTCCGATGCATATCGGAGATGAAGACCCCGAAGCCATCAAGCGTAGCACCTTCGATGTGGTTATGCATCGTAAGAGCCAGTTCGCATTCGAGGACACTCAAACGGAAATCAAAGTGAAGCACAGCTTCGTGATCGGACAGAAATGAGACAGTACGTCGTAACGGTTAAGCTCAAGAAGAATCCCAACCACGACCCACACAACAAGGTCGCTGGTCTGTGCCCTCTTGCAGAAATTCTGCACCAGGTAGGTGAGTGTTCCGATTCAACGGGAGAACATCACACCTTCTTGTACGAAGATGCAGATCACACAACAGCAGAAATGGTCCACCGATACCTGTCAGGACAATTTCACATCACACGTGTCGAAGAGGTAATATGACAGACGAGGAAGAGATCGACATGCTATTGAGCATGCCGATTACTAACCGAGAAGAGGCAGACGCCTTCATCGACGCCGTATGGGCTCGTACGGACAGGATCAATAAGGAGCGACGTGACCGAACCAACATTCATGTTGAGCAGGGAGAACGTTCAGAGGTCTAGTCGGTGTACCAACTGGCAGGCTCTCAAGAAGGATCTTAGGAAAGATCCTACAGCCACCAAGCTCATTCGACTTCGGAACTATCTCGCGAAGCCCCAGGATGTCACAGTATGCGGATGCACACAACGAGACAAGTGGATTCAGGCGTACAGCTACCTGAACTCCTTGACTAAGCTCGGAATGATCATGGCAGTATTCACACGAGACCTAGAAGACGACAAGATCACCATTCTGAAGGAGAAGTAGATTGGGCGAGAACTTCGGACGAGGAGGCAATACGCAACGAGTTGCAGATCTTACCGTGGTTCAAACAACCCCTGAACAACGATCAATCATCGCAAGTTACATTCAGCTCCAGAAGGAGGAACAAAAACATCTTGATCTTGTAGAACAAGACCGAGATCTCATGGCACTGCAAGTAACGCGCCTAAGAGATTCAGGCCTAAGAAAGCAAAAGATTCAAGCGGTACTACAGATTAAGAGTGGTTGGCGGCTCGAGGACTTGCTTGAGCGTGGTCGAAACGTTGAAGCACAACAACAACTATTGAAGGAGAAGTGGGATGGCAAACCGGCTCAGCGAAGTAGTTCTGACTAGCGTCATGACCAAGGATGGTCCTCGTACCATGCCTCTGGCGGGCTGGGCGAGTGGTCGTAACAAGGGAGTTGCGGCTATCATCAAGGCCAACAAGCGTGACGAGGCGCTCGAGCGCAACAAGAAGACCAAGCCGGAGCGTCGTAAGGCATCCTGGAGTGCCCCGGTTGGACGTGTGAAGTAATGCACTACTGGGCATTTATGATTGGAATGGTTGTAGGAGGCATCCTCAGCTACCTGGGCGCACTCGTAGCAATCCGCGAATACAAACGACAATTGGAGAAGAAGTAATGGCGCGCCTTACTGAAGATTCAACCTGGTTGATCCAGCAGATCGCAGGTCTGGTGATCCTCTATCAAGAGGGTTCGGAAGACGAGATCGTGCAATTCGACCCTCGTGATTCGAATGCGACCGCACAAGCACAGGGCGTTATCTGGCAGAGCGATCGGCTCACTGACGAAGAGAAGAGCTTCGCATCGTTTTGGAGCGGCTACTTCTACGCACACGTAGTACACGCAGCATGATCAAGAGAGTCGCATGCCTCGCATGTCACGTTCGCGGTTGGTTCCTCTTCGGAGGCTCTGTAGTATTCTGTAAGCATGCCAAGGATTGTGTCAAGAGCGATGTATACATCGAGGTGAACAAGTGAAGGTCATCGTCATCCTCAAGGGTGAACCCGACAGTATGAATGAGCGCAGAACCTTCGCAGCCGTAGCCAGAGACGAAGAGTCGGCTATCGAATGGGTTACCAAGAGACACCCTGCTGCAAAGGCAAAAGACATTGAACATCTTCTCAAGTACGGCTGGTACCTCCTACAAGAGGAGTACGTAAACTGATGCACACCACAGAAATAGGTGGAGTCGTCTTCCATCACAATGGTGACTACAGTGGTGACGTGACCATCGCAGGCACCTTTGGCGCACACGCTACCGTCGAAGTTCCGTTCGAAACACTGGAGCGACTAGTCGCCATGAAGAAGCAGCAAGCTCTGATCGTCTTCATCGAAGGTCTCGACCTCCGTACTTCTGAAGGTCGATCATCTCTTGAGGTAATCCGAGGTGCGATCAACGCTATCTTCATGGAACGATAAGTAATCCAAGCCCGTGTGGTTGTTTGTTTCGTGCACGAAGCGATATTCATTGATCTGAATAAGACTTCGTGCATGTTACAAGTCACCACAGAGCGTGACTCGCCGCGAATATGCGGTTTGGACCATAAACCTCAAGAGAGGAAGGTCACATGCGTTTCATGTTCATTTGTACGTTGCACGACGGGCCACTAGCCCCGACCATTACCAGATATGGGCCTGGAGAGCTTGGTGATTCCATCGATGGTCCGATGTTCGTGGAGCAGCGCAAGGTTGGAATTTCGCACGCAGGCCGTGCTACCGATGCACCACTCGTGTGGGTTGTGGATCTGGAAAACATGATCTGCGTGAGGGACATCGAGAACGGTGGCGACAACGCCTGCGCAACGGGCTGGTGGGAAACCGTGGTGGTACCGTGAAAGCATCACAGCTGATGAGACTTCTCCTCGAACGTATGGGTGAACACGGAGATCTCGAGGTTACAATCTTTGACGACGAAACGTGTGCCTACTACCCCGTAGAGGCCGTCCTTGTGACTAAGGACTTCGGCAAGCCTACCGACATAATGGTTCTCGAGGAGGCAGCGTGAAGCAGTTCATTTTCACTGGTGGTCTGATGCGATGCTGCACAGGAACGTTTGATGTCTACGAAGTAGAACCGACTCCGGGGCAGATCATTCCGTGTCGGCACTGCTCCGGCTCGATGATCGTTAACGTCGAGACAGTTCGAGGCGAAGAGGTTCTCGCATGGCGCTGGAACAAGCCTACACTCGATGAGGTGTTCAAGTGAGGGCCTACTACAAGCTTGCGCCTGGAGAAACGCAGCCAAGCTCCTACATCCTTAAGGCAGACAAGACCGACTACGCCTGCATCGGCGCCGCTTGTGAAAGTGCATTGCGTATTCTAGATGCGGCTGTAGCAGAAGGCGCGGCCGACGACGGACTAGTAGCCGTGTACAAGTTGATCTTGCTCGCGATCGACAATCCGGAGCGTGTGAAGTGAGGGACGTACAAGCGTACAAGATTGCTGTTGAGGCTTGGAATAAGCATGGGTACCTCAAGCTCTTCGTTCTACCAGAAGAGAGGCTTGAGGCCGCTGTCGATGCGATGCAGACCTACTACGAGAAAGAGGTCGAAACGCTTCGGGCATTTCTCTGGGAGATCTATGCGGCTACGGGCTGCGACACGATGGACTACCAGTCAGCTCCTCCTAAGGGTTGTATGTTCCCGGACATCGAAGAGATGGCCCTCGAGGCCGTGAAGGAACTTCGTATCGAACGCGACAAAGCTGTTGAGACAGGGGAGTACTGATGAGTAGAGTTCCTATGCCCATCTGGATCGGTCTTGCCGCAGTTGTTATGGTCGCGGGATGCGTGTTCGCGTACAAGTACGATCAGAAGTGGCAGGCACACTGTCGTAACGATCTTCATGGGCACGTGCTTAGTCACACGTCGTACACTACTACGATCGTTACTACGTACGACAAGAAGGGTAATCCTCATACAGGCACAGGAACGTCGTCAACCACGACTACGTGGTGTGCCTCCAACAATGGCACAGTTCTCGAGTACGAAAACTAAGGAGCAACCATGTTGAAGCCAGGTAAGGGTGCATTCATTCCAGTGAATGAAGAAATGCTGGATTGGCTGCACGCCACGTTCGAGGAGATCTGGAGCGCTGCCGGCGATGAGGGTGAACTGAACAACCTCATCGACGAAGGCAAGGGTGCCCAGTTCCTTCGGCACGTCGCAGGGTCTGCTGCGGGATGGCGTGGAGAAGAGGACGAGTTTGGATCCAAGATCTACAAGCAGATGCCTTGGGGCGAAGGAGCTTATCGCGTCACGGTTATTCTAGACAAGAGCAAGAAGCTCAAGATCGATGTACGTCAGTGGTACGAAGGGTGAAAAGGTACTTCTTTATTGCCTGTATCGCATGTTGGATTTGGGCCCTCATAGGACTCGTCTTAACATTCGAGGTCGATTGGCAATTTATTAACATGACCATCGGCGCAGGGTTCTGGGCAACCATGCTAACGATAGTGAACATCGTTATTTGGTTTGCAGAACGTAAGGAAGAACGTAAATGAATAAGCCTAGTAAGGTGCACGGCAAGGATCCTAAGACGCCCACTAAGGGTCGATGTGGCGAAGGAAAAGCTTGGAAGACGTCTATCGCACTTGCCGAAGACATTGCAGAAGTCACTTGCAGGCGTTGTCTTGCACTGTTTGAGCTCGACAAAGAGAAAGTAGGGCGTAATGATTAAGATTGAAACCGAAGGTGATCTCCAGAACGCTATTGGAAATGCATGTCTCGACGACGGTCTGGACGACCCAGAAATTCGGGAACTGAAAGTTATCGTGCGACACAAGGACAGGAACTGGCAAATTAGTTCTGTTGTTCTGGTTGGCGACGCACTCTTCCTGGTAATTGACTGATGTATACGTGCAACGGTTGTTGTAGCGATGTTCGTTCAAGGCGAACATACTACATCTATCGAACGCGGCTCGGTATCTGGTGGCATGAACTCTGGAGGCACTAATGGCTAAAGGCATGGGAAGTTCGTACACGCGCAACAGGCGTCAGAAGCACGTACGAGGCAATAGCTCTGCTCGGGGCACTTCCAAGGGTGGAGGCTGCCCCTTTACCTTGTTGATGATCCTGGCATTGCCTACGATCGTCATTGTTGGATCGATTACAGCAGTTGTGCACCTGATCGGATAGTTACCTTTGTCGGCGAATCGAACCTGAGTCGTCGGCATTGGAACCGCACCCGAGCGGGAAAGGAGATAAGATGGAGAGCGTAAAGTTGGTGCAGGTTCTGTCCGATGAGGAATTGGAAGAGCTTGCTAAGCAACTGTACAAGTATGCAGAGACCCACTACAACGCTGGTGGCTGGGATGTCATCGTCGAATGTATGGAAATCTCCGAGATCTTCGAGGACCTGAAAGAAGGCTACCCCGAGATCGACACTCGACTGTCTCAGCCGGTAAAGGACTTCGAAGATGCACTCAAGGTCTTCGAGTCACGTATTGACATCTGGTCCGATCGTCAGGCCGAAGCGAAGTTCTATGAGGACAACGTATGAAAGCATGGTGTGAGTATTGTCGGTTACGAATTATTTGGAACAAGGCTACTCGGCGCTGGGACGTTGTAACGAAGCAATCTTGTCCCAAGTTCGTGTGTCCACTATCGGCTCACTCGCAGCATGATCCAGTAGAAGGGCGGCCTACGTATGAGCCTAGCTGATGAGGAACAAGAGAAAGACGATCCCATTTTACATCCAGAGGATATTGCGCCTTACTTTAGGGTGAAGCCTAAGACGGTATCTCGCTGGATCGAACGAGGGTTAATCATTGGCTTCCAAACTCCTGGAGGACGATACGTAGCAAGAGAGTCAGAAGTACACAAAGCACGGAAAGAGTTTGAGTTCCGAGACAGGGGACCATTTAGAGAAAGGCAGAGTCGTGACAGCGGAACGAACGCGTAAAGACACTACACCAAAGAACGATCGAGAAGCAATCCTATTCGCGCATGCTCGAATGATCCACTTCTACAATCTCGCACGCGAGAACGCTCTTCTTGCGGACAAGATTGTACAGAAGTATGTAGAAACGTATCAGCTTGGCGGTACGCGATACACAAGCAAGGAGTCCGCGGAAACTGCTGGTCGTGCAGATCCTCGATACAAGGACTTTGTCGCAGGTAACCAGATGTACGATCGTTGGCACGCTCGCGAGTCGCTACATGTGCAGGGCCTTATCGCATTCGGCAAGTGGCGAGAAGAGCTCAAGGCAAGTAGCAATTGGGCAGCCGAACTCATAAACGATGCATCCTACGAAGCTAAGGTTGTTCTATCATTTCGTCAACCCCAAGAGCGCCTACCATAGAAATAAGGAAACAAGGAAAAATTTTGCCCATAAAATCTTCCTTGATTTTCTATTGTCACCCAAGTTATAATTAGTTATCAGCGCAAATTGATTACAGATGAGGTCGGAATGAGTACGTATTTTAGCGCAATGTATCCTGTTCCGGGCCCCATCAAACGTCAGTTTGCGTTTGACCCGGCAATTGTACCTGTCGCGCCCCTGTGGAGCTCTGTAAAGAGTCACCGTGCTGCGCACGACGACTTTGAAACTTGGTGGGATCAAGGATTCCAAACACGACTCTTGATCCGCATCAAGTTCCACGAGGGCTTAACCCGAATCATCCCCAAATGGGACTTGACGGATACACGAATCGTCATGCGACCCATCGGGGAGTTCTGCAAGAAAGCGTACCAAGATGCGAAGAATCACCACGCGAAGAAGAGTCGGTGGTGGCGCACAGGCAATGCACAATTCAACGAGAAAATTGCATCGAAAAATTCTTCGATTGCCCCGTTGATTGTCTCTGAAGCATAGACTATTATTAAGGAGTAGCAAAACCATGGGAAGTAAATCCCGAACCCGCGCAAACCAAGGAGCAGTAAACGTGTCTACCCCGTTCGATACCGCAGAAGAGACCGAGACCGTCGAAGAGAACACCACGGTCGACGAGACCGAAGAGCTTCCGACCGAAGAGGTTGCCGAGGTCGACGTGCCCGAAGCACTCGACGACGAAGAGACCGATGCGCCGGCCGAGCCTGTTACCCCCGCAACGGGTGAGAAGGCTCCGAAGGCCGAGAAGGCTCCGAAGGCTCCGAAGGCTCCGGCTCGCGATTCCGCGCCGGAAGGTTATGTCACCGCGGTCGAGTTCGCCAAGATCCTGACGGCGCACCTCGAGGCGCAGGGCGCGAGCAACAAGAACGGCAAGATCACGACCAAGTCGGCCGAGGAGCCGGGTAACCCGATTCCGCCGCAGCAGATCTACAGCACGATCAACCAGTACAAGGGTAAGACGGACGCGAAGAACCCGTTCCCGACGTACACCTCCTTCAAGGATGGTACGGTTCAGCCCACTGCCACTGCATCGGCTCCGACGGCCGAGAACCCGATCAGCCGCGAGTGGCTCGTGAAGGCCGAAGAGGCGCTGGCGTGGTGGGACGCTAAGGCGACCCGCGTTGCCGCTTCGAAGACCTCCAAGGCGGAGAAGGAAGCTGCGAAGGCTGCGAAGGCTGCTGCGACTCCGGTCGTCGAGGCTGAGGCTACCACCGACGCCGAAGTTGTCGAAGCTGAATGATCTCCAAGCTCCTTAACTAGCTGCGGTCCTATAGAGGGCGAGCTAGTTAAGGTTAGACCGGTGCACGTCGTTGTCGCATCCGACGTGCACCACTTGGGCACGTGGTGTAATTACTGCACCTCCGAGCTTATCGGAAGGTAGAGGTGTAAATCCTCTCGTGCCCTCGGGAATGACAGCGCCACTGTTTGGGGTTCCATCCTTCAAACCAGGAAGACTGTCAAGGTGGATGATGGACTCAGTTGGCAGAGTCTCCTCAGCTGTGCGCGCCCTTCTCGGGTTGGGAAGGCGATAGCTTAGGACGTTCGTAGGTTCGAATCCTACCATCCATCCTGGTGTAGAGATCGTATCCAGTTCACACCTGACGATCTCTATACCTTTACTACAACACAAGGAGATGCGATGGCACGAAGTGGTAAGCCCCAGGTTGGAAAAGAGAAGTACATCGCCCAGCGTACGACGAAGGATCGGTACGAGCCTCGTCAGCGGACGGTTGGTGGGGTAGTATCTGAAGGTCAGATTAAGATCGATCAGAGTACTTCGTACAGCGATATCACGAGGAACTACTTGGATCGTTTCCAAGGCGTCCCTACCATTACCGAGTTCGATCTTCTTCAGATCGACAAGAAGTGGCGTACGATCGGTAAGAAGGCCGAGGCAGGTATCCTGCTCGGGGCTAAGTACTAAAGCTTGCTGGGTAGTTGTATGGGTAAAATACCTCAATCGCAAATGCTGACGGGCATGATGTATGCCTTCCCCCAAGGTGTACGGAGGAGAAGGTGGTTCGAGTCCACCCCCGGTAACGATCTGTCTGGTGCGTTGATGTCGGTTACTTCTTGCGGATGATTATACCGGCAAAGTTGTATTGATCTCAGACAGTGTACGTGGGTACGAGATATAAGCAGATGCCCTGTCATGGCTATTAACTGCGGGGATTGATCACCCTAGGGACTTCAGCTGTCAATGAAACTCGTACTCATGATCAAAGCATGGGGATATGCGCCCGGAGCCGTAAGCAAACTACGGCCAATGAACAGAGCGGCTGTTGGATCAGTGCAACTAGCGAAAAGTCTCATGGTCTCTTATCTGCCTGTACAACGAAAGCTAAAGTCACAGGAGCATGCCAGATAAACGGATCGGTGAGTAAGTACCGAAAGCCCCAGCAGTGGTCGGAGGTTTGATTCCTTCTTTCCTCACAATCGTGCGGCATATGCTTGGATGCAAGGCGAATATGCAATCGAGAGATTGTGCAGCCGAGGCCCACGAGTAAGTTCCCCATTGACCGGAGGTAACCCCCGAGGCGATGGCTCGGAAGATAAAAGGGCTGTACTAGCGTCACGCGTTCCACGGAAGATACGCGATCTCACTAGTACAGCCCTTTTATTATCATCATAGATAGTGTAACAAAGATCGTCTAAATTGACCTCTTGTAGATCATTGTGATCTACTGTATAATAATAGTTAGGAGGACAATGCGATCAAGCAAAGTCGACGAGGCATTTGACGGTGAAGAGCAGGAACTACTTCTAGAAATCGTCACAGAGCTCATTGAAATCACCGAGGGCATTATCGAGCAACAACGTAATATGACTACCGTGTCCGATGAGGACTTAGAGTCGGATATGTCAATGATCGTAGATCAATCGCGTCGATTGCTTTTCTTGAAGCAACTTCGACTAGCATTGGGAGGAGATTAATGTCTGAACCGAATTCGCCTCCATCGGCGCCCTTCGTGCATTGTCAATCTGTCTTTGAGAAGATGCAGGCTAATGCCGAAGAGGAAATCATTACCAAGTATGGCCAGGATGGTGCGCGTGTATCTACGCCTACTGGCTTTCGTGTCTGGGTGGGATACACTACTCAGCTGTTCCAGGAATTGGAACTCGCAGCGCCTTACTATACGTCGACTATGCGATTGCTCAAGGCAATGGGTTGCGTTGAGCAGCTCCAGCGCGGCGGTGGTAACGCTAAGAGCAAGTGGCGCATCATTACCGAACCTACTGAGGATGCCTTTGCAGTCGCCGCTAAGCTCAAGCGTGCGGGAAATGGTATGACTGCAAGTCTTCAGCAGCAGTTGAACGACATGCAGCGACGACTAGTAGTAGTCGAGAAGATGCTTCAGGTGAGCAATGCAGCCGACTGAGTTGCCCAAGGTCAATCGAGAGCGTGAGCAAGCAGGTCACGCAGGCTTCGACGCCTCTAAGCACTGCTACGAAACAGGTCATGACGTCGCTATTTATAAGGACAATCTCGGCGATGTTGATTGGTACTGTCTACATTCCGGCTGTGAAAGTAGTGCTGACTGATGGCTAATGGAACCTGGGCAGAAGCATCGGCGTGCCCCAAGTGTGGCCTGACGGGCGAGCAGAGTAAGGCTGCAACGCAGCTTAAGCCGGGAGAAGGCGTTACTCGTGGCGCACGACTAGTACAGTTCATTTGTAAGAACAGTCGTTGTCGTTGGTATAACACTCCCTGGGAAGTTCAGATCAATCCTGACGGAACGATCCCAGATCCCAATGCACGACGGGACCGTAAGAGATTCACGCCACTCGATGCCGCGATGGCAGCACAACTCAAAACGCGATTCGAAAACATTCAAGAGTCTACACTACAACCAGGAGCGGAAATCCGACGATGACAGAACAAGACGAAATCCGAGCAATCATCGACGAGTGGCGAACTACTCGGGACCAGGCAGGGTTCGACGACATTGTAGCTAGTGTTCCCGAGTACAACCGCATGATCGTCGGTGCAGAGTTCTATCTGACCGAAGGACCCTATCTCCACCCGCACGTAGTAGCCGGCATTAACAATCTGTGTGTGCAAATGAACAATGCAGCACCAGGTTCTGGTTGGTCTATCGAACCACATTCGTCGCACATCAAGATCGTTCGCCGACGCACCTATGACGAGCTGATTTGGATGGCTGCTAAGAACGAACGTACGGAACGGGCTCACGTAGACTTCGCACGCATAGAAGAAACGCGTCTGATGCCTCTCGTTCCTACTAGCTAGAGCTCTACAGCTACTGTCTCTACTAAGTCTAATCGCGTCTAACCTAGGTCTAACTGATGAATCTTTCTCCCACGTGTATCTCTACGGGCTCAAGATCTTTCTTGTTAGACTCGCAGTTAGACACCTCGCAATTGTCATCTACAGATCTCCACAGGGCGGCACAGATGCGATTGGTACGAGTTCTACTTCCAGACGATTCCTACTACGTGTTGATGACGAAAGCAGACTTAGAACGAACGCGTGACGGCCTCGATTCCCTGGCGGACTATTACTTTGAGGTTGGTGCAATCGAAAAGCGCAAGGCTACACTCTTACAAGGCAATGAGGCCCTTGAGATCCTCGAGAAGATCGAAAAGAACGCATAATGGAGTATCGCTATCGCCTCATGAATACTGATGGTGTGCTGCACATTATGACAGATGCTCCGATCGATGAGCTGAAGTTGATTCGCAAGTTGCTATTCATTACAACTACGGGTCAAGGTCTTCTTACCATCGAAGATATCGACGCAGCAGATAAGCTCGGCGAGAACCTGACAGCTATTATCAAACGAGCAGAGAGTGGTGCACATTGACACGAAAAGTATTCCTGGATTGTGAATTCATTCCAGAGGAGCTAGAGCTCGAAGGCCTCCTGTCTATCGGAATGGTAGATAACATGGGCAACGAGTACTACGCGATCAACTCAGAAGCGAACACGTGGAAAGCGAGCCCGTTCGTTAAGGCTAACGTGTTGCCTTTCTTCGACACGCCTGAGAGCTACAATCACATCCGCAATACGTTCGACATCCGCGAAGGCGTCCAGAACTTCTTCGAGGGCTTCGATCGCAACGACACCATCGTGTACGCCTGGTGCGGAAGCCAGGACATGGTTCGCCTCCACTCCCTGTGGAATCACGACTGGTATGCGATGCCCGGTTGTATCCCACACTGGTTCCAGGACATCAAAGGCCTGTTGCAGATCTACCAGATGACGGAAGACGTTCTTCCAGTACAGGATGCAAAGACGCAGCACCACGCACTGTACGACGCCAAGTATGACAAAGCCTGCTACGACGTAATCATGCACAACATCTACGACACACTGGAGGCTCTTCGTGGACACGCCTAAGAAGATCAAGGACAACGCTAGCCGTACGTGCTCTCGCAATCGTACTCGTGGACAGAACTGTCTGAAGGGTACTAAGACCAACCGCAAGAGTATCAAGGCAGCCAACAAGAGCTGGCACTCGACACTGCAGTTCGGTGGTGCATTTAGCTGGTCTGACGGACTTCCGCCGTTGGACAAGGGACGTATCACTTTCGCCATCCGACAGGGCCAACCGATGCACGCGGCACGTGTTACCAACATCGAAGCCGTTGTTGCCACAGTGACTTCGATTGGACACAAGCACTAATGGAACTTTCAGGCTTTGAGAAGGTCATTGACATCGTCTGGGGTCCCTCGATGGACACCCCAGAACATATTGTACCGCCCGAATATGACTTCGTGTACACGATCGGAGTCCGCGGTGGATACTATCTCGAGTTCACACTCGAACAGTTCGAAGCCCTTCGAGCGGAGCTTCGATCGGTCATGCTTAGTCCGATTAATCTTCGGCGAGAGTACTATCAACGTGAAGGCTTCTGGTCACCTGAGGAAGAGCAAGAACGTCGTGCACCTCAGTCGATAGAGGAACCGTACACCACGTACGCTCATGGGTCGGAACCAGGCAAACAAATTCCGATGGTAGACCTAGACTGACAGGTACCGGAATCTGCATCCAAGCCCTGTGGAGCTCTGGATGTAGGTTCTGGAGCGTGTCAGTACTGGACTGAACGCTAGAAAGGAAGTCATGGGTTACTCTGAAGAGCAGGATCCTACTGCAGAGTTCGATGCGATCCCGGCAGACAGTCCGATGGCCCCTTACGACGATGTACCCGAGTTCGGTACGGAAGAGACAGAGGACGGCGAAGGTACTGACGGTGATCTAGTTGAGGAGGACAACGATGCGACTTCACTTGTTCCCGAGCCGGACACGCAAGGCTAGGACCGTGGAACAGTTTGAAGGAACTAAGGTTCCTAACGAGTCCTCTCCTCTAGGAGGTATTAAGCCGGAGGTCGAGATGTACAACGGATACTGCCTGAAGTGTCGTCAGAAGCAGGACTTCGCAGGCACTGTCGTAGTCACTAACTTTTCTCGCATGGCTAAGGGCCCGTGCAGTGTCTGCGGTACTACCATCAATCGCATGCTGAAAAAGGTGTCCAATGAAAGCTAGCGATCTGATCTGGCGACTTCAAGAAGACCTGGAAAAGTATGGCGATCACGATGTTCTTGCTATGGACGAAGACGTAATCGTATATGATGTAGACAATCTTGTCTATGCAACAGACGATGACGAGCCACGCAGTATTCTGTATCTAGTTTTGCACGAAGAACAGTAATAAGCTTGGGTGGAAGCACTGGCGGCATAGTGCACCGTGGTACCAGCTGCGAATGAAGTCATAGTATGGTCGATATGACTCGCAGTGCGGAGGTAGTCGGTTCGACTCCGACCCACCCAACGAAAGGGGGTATGATGGCAAAGTTTGTCGTCTTTACCAAGAAGAAGCTGTTCAAGATGAAACAGAAGCAGGCAGAACGAATTAAGGCTGCTCGCGAAGAAGCCTACGATGCTGGGATGGGTGAGGGCAAGCTTAAGCAGGCATGGGCTAACGATAACCTTACGGCTGCTGTGATCTTCACGCTAGGGTCGAAGCTCCTCCAGGATGGGGACGATCGAGCTAACATCTCGGTCACGTTTGAGAAGAGCCTGATCGGATCAGTGGTCCTGATTAGTAAGGAGAGTCACGGAACCCAGATCACGTACACGGCAGTGCCTAAGGACTTGATGCCATGACGATCGAGTACGGGGACGGGGGCTTCGATCAACTTTACAAGTTCAACCTTCCCGTTGTTAAGAAGCTTTCCCTGGCGAATCTAGAAGCCGAAGAACGCCTCAATCGTATGCAAAACCCTACCTATGAAGGGTACATCGGAGAGATCCAGAACTACAATGCCGAAGACGTTGCGTTCACTCGGGATTGGTTCTCCGCAGGATTGTTTGGTCTACGAAAGGAGCGTGACGAATCTGAGCCTTGGGACTATCGACAAGCAACGGGTACGATAATCAATGTAGAAGGAGCAAACATGAATTTCGAATCGGGCGTTAACGAGTACGGAGATGAAGATCTTCGTAATGAACTGGATCGGCGTGAGAAGCAGGCCCTCGCGGACAAGAAGATGGGGATGCTCGACGCATACGGTGAAGACGTATACACGAACGGTCAGGTCTTCACGTTCAACAAGCGCTTTGGTACCAGCGACGTCTTCTACCAGTATGTTGTACTTCGTACGAACGATGTTTGGTACATAACGGGTAAAGACGCGGGCAAGCAATTCACGTGGAAGAACCTGGTTCTGTTCTGTCTTTCGGGACCTCATCCCGTTGACGTAGAAGACTTCGTTGAACTGGTTCCTAAGGTTGGCTAATGCCTAACAACGACGAGCTCTTCAAGCAGATGGAACTCGACGACCTTGCCGATCAAGTTAAGGCAACGCCGATCGACTACGCACGCATGAGGGGCAGAGCACCACAGAGCGTATATGCAGCGCTAAGAAAACAGCGCGACGAATTCAAATCTGAACAGTGTCAATGTGGCCGTAGAGTAATTGACATCGAACAAGCAGACAAATATTTCGGATACACAAAGGAGACAGAAGATGGCGAGCAGAACAGCGAAGATGTTGGTGACACCGAAGGACGCGACGGAGATGAAGACGACAGCTAACCTTTCCTTCGTTTGTACTGAGGATGGTTGCAAGCGAGCTTTCACTTTGCAGCGAGGGCTTTCGAAGCACGTGAACGCTATGCACACCAAGAAGGACGTAGAAGCCGCGTCAGAGAGCGACTCGGTCGAAGGTACCAACGACGTCGGTGCTGCTTGGGCAGTTCACCACCAGACAGGCAAGAGTCGCTACGCACACAAGAAACCGTTCGACGTCTGCACAGCCGTCCCCTGTGTTCACATCAATAAGATGAAGCGGTCGCAGTACACTCTTGCACGACTTAACGTAGCAGGAAATGTGCACCCAGCAAAGCGCGAGCAGAGTACTACTACTCTGACGTGCGACGGTACTTGTGGCAAGAAGCGTACGTTCGCAGCCTCGTCTGCATTCATGGCACACGAAGCCAACGAGCACAACTCAGGTCGTAAGCCTGTTATGGCGGGAACTGATTGGTCTGCTGAGGACCTCGAGGACTTCGAGAAGATGGCCGAAGAGGATGAGCGACTCGAAAGTCCCCTGGACGAAATCCGAAACGTCTTGGGACGTGAACCCAATCTGACCCCGCGCCCTGTGGTTGTTCCGGCAGCGAAAGGGGTCCGCGTTCACGTTGAACATGGCACGCTCTTCGTAGACAACGCGAAGGCAGATGTCGACAGTTTTGTTAGCGGACTGCGAATTGCAATCAAAGTCACAAAGTAATAGGAGGTTGTAGTGCTAAAGCTCAGGCCGTTCCAGATCGAGTGCGTGGATAAACTGTTGAACGAACCTTCATCCATCATCGGTGACGATATGGGTTTGGGAAAGACAGTTGAAGGTATTGCACTCGACATGGCTAGGAGAGATGCGGCTCCTAGGGGAAAGAAGCGTACACTGGTCATTGCACCTATGAGCATGCTTTCCTCTTGGGAAGAACACTTCACTGACTGGCAGCCTGGGCTTACTACTATAGTTATCAACCCCAAGAACCGAGATGCGTTCCTACTTGCGGTAGAGAAGGGGTCGTACGACGTCTACATCATGCACTGGGATGTCGTACGACTCCTTCCCGACCTCGCTAAGTACAAGTGGTTCCACATCATTGCAGATGAGGCTCACAGGGTTGCTAATCGTGAAGCACAGGTAACTGTGCGTAGTAAGAAGATCCCCCGTCAGTTCTTGACAGAGCTCTCTGGCACACCTATGACGACTAGACCCGATCAGTTCTGGTCGTTGTTGAATTGGCTTAAGCCTAAAGTGTTCACGTCGTACCACCGCTTCTATGAACGCCACGTTGTGTCAATCAAGCACGACAACTCTGGAGACTGTAAGGGGGTGTTTAAGAATGGGCAGACGTGTGGTAAGGGTCATAAGGTATCATTCAAGCAAATCATTGGTGTGCAAAACATCGATGAACTGCTACGTACTATCCAACCGTACTACGTACGTCGCCTCAAGGAGGACGTACTCAAGGACTTGCCTCCCAAGCAGTTCACCAGGATCACCGTTAAGTTGGGCCCGCAGCAACGTAAGGTATACGATCAGATGCGTGATGAGATGCTCGCATGGATCGGTGAAAACGAAGACCAGCCACTGGCCGCTCCGATGGCAATTGCTAAGCTAGTTCGGTTGCAACAATTAGCTTGTGCATATGCCAACGTGCGGTGGGAAAAAGTTCGTGCAATTAATCCTGACTGGCCATCTGGAGGCATTCCAGAGGAAAAGTACGATGAGAGTTTAGGCATACCAAAAAGTTCAGAACCTGAAAAGTATCATCTAGTCGATAAGCAAATCGTAACTCTGATGGATCCGTCGTCCAAGCTAGATGCGTGCATGGAGATCCTGAATGACAACCCCGACAAGCAGTTCGTCGTCTTCAGTCAAAGCAAGCAAGTTATCAATCTTCTTGCCAAACGATTGGAAGCTGCGAAGATATCCCACGGGGTATTTACTGGTGACACTTCGCCGGATAATCGCACTGACATTCGAACCGCGTTCCAAGCAGGGCATCTACGCGTCTTCGCAGGGACTATCCAAGCAGGAGGAGAGGGCATTACTCTTACTGCAGCTTCAACGGTCATCTTCCTCGATAGAGCCTGGTCGCCGGCGAAGAATAGGCAGGCTGAGGATCGTTGTCATCGTATTGGACAAAAGGATTCGGTACAGATCATAGACATTGTTGCAGTCAATACTATTGATGCTGGACGACTTCAACGTATCGAAACGAACTGGCAATTCATTAAGCAGCTGTTGGGAGATAAGGATGCTAAAACTAAACCAGAAGGAGCGTACGTATGACTCTTAGGTGGCAAGTAATTGTTGGTACAGTCGCACTAGTCGTATATCTGGGTGCGGGACTATTCCTTCTCGCGATGGGATGGATTGTATGAACAAGTGCAAGGCTAAGAAGCTCATAGCACTAATAGATGTGTCCGAACCTATTCTTCTGACTTGTGATGGTGCACAAGACCACACGACCAATTGGCACCGTAGCACCTTGACGGACGAGTTCGATGACAGCAAGGTCGAGATTAAGTGGAAGGAACTTCCTAATGGATGAGCCTGTCCAGGTCTTTGTGTCGACCGACTACTATGATTGTTTGTTTTGTCCAAAGATGATTGAGCTCGGTGATCGTATCGGGAACGTAAAGTTGGGTAAGACAAGCGAGATGGCACACGAAGAGTGTCTTATCGATAACGACTACGACATCGCGGAGGCTGCAGAGTGAACCATTTCTATCTGTCCGATCCAGCTAAGATCGACCTTGGCAAGCTTAGGGAGGAAGCACAGAATCGTCTCGACCCTAGGGGGACCTATCGAGGACAGAAGCCCAGTGAGAGCATCATTCACTTTCACCCCAAGTACAATCCAGTACTGCAGGGATATGCAAAGACCAAAGCAGAGTATTCCTGCGAAGGATTCGAACACGAGGAGTACAAGTTCGAGGAGGTGCAGCTCTAGTGGCTAGACTCGTTCTCATTCAGTTTGCCAACAACGCTGAAGCAGAAGCGTATGTCGCGAGCCTCCGCACGGGCAAGTCTTTCGTCAGTGCTCCACAGGACGATGGGGACTACAAGGTAGTCGAGGTGGCGCCCCAGGTGCTTGGCATGTACGGAAGACCAACGACCTTCTGTGTCTGCGAGGATACTAAGTACAATCAGGTTCGTGGGGCAAAGCTTGGCTGGTGGGTCTGTGCTAAGTGTAATAAGGCTCGACCAGAACGTGATCAGATCCCCGCAAATCTTCTAGCAGGAGAAGATGATACTAGGTCACTGGACGACAAGCGACCGTTCGTATCCATTGGAACAGTTCAGCGAGTCGAGTGGTGTGAGAAGCACAAGAACATCCCCAATCCTTAGGAGACGTACGTGAAACGCTTTTGGCTTTACGTCGTTGCAGGTATTCTGGGTTTGACTATCGGAGCAGCTATCGCATCGCAAGCATATGCAGGTCAGCCCAACTTGCGAGGCGCTACGTTTAGTTGCACTAAATAATTGTTAGCTCAAAGGGATCGATCGCATTGGTCGGTCCTCTTGAACCCACAATTAATTACGATTGACATCTTGTAGAACCTTGTGACCCCGAGTATAATTAGTTTAAGGAGGAAATAAAAAATTGCTAACGATTAAATCCCTCAAAGACGTAAACGATTACATCACAGAAAATCTCGTACACAGTATTCACGTATCAGAACGCAAGAGCTTCCGAGGATGTCGCCGACGTCACAACTGGGTGTATAGGGATCTGTACTACCCCACGATGACTGCCAAGCCCCTCGAGTTCGGTATTGCGTATCACGCTGCGGCCGAACACTGGTACAATCCAGAGACGTGGAACATCGACAACGAGTCCCGTGAACTGGAAACTATCCTGGTCTTCAAGAAGCACTGCATGGACCAGATGGATGACTACAAGAAGAAACACTTGCCGGAGTGGGAAGTCCTCGACGATGAAATCGTAAAGGACTACGACGAGCGCGTTGAGCTTGGGTTCGCTATGCTCAAGCAGATGTTCACTACATCCTACGAGATCGACGAAGAGTATCGTCCGGTCGGGGTAGAGGTTCCGTTCGAAGTCCCTATCAAGGATTCTGACGGCAACGACATCTGGTGCAAGTGCCAACGCTGCTGGAAGAAGTACGTAGCGTTCGTAGCCAAGCAGTGGTCCGACTGGGAAGCCATTTGCAATGATGGCGAATCTAAGGTGCTTCCCCCGAAGCCTTCTCTGGTCATTAGCGAACTCGAGTACAGAGGGGGCTCGTGGAAGATTTGGATGGGACTCCCAGTCACTCTGGGCGGCAGAATTGATGCACTCTTCCAGGACAAGTATGGTCGATACTGGATCGTAGACTGGAAGACAGCTGCGCGGCTTTCCGTCGGTGAACCTGGATCGCCCGACGACTTCCTCTGGCTTGACGATCAGATCACCTCATACTGTTGGGCCCTGTGGTTGTTGGGGATCGACGTTGCCGGGTTCATTTATCATGAGCAGAAGAAGGCAATGCTCGAAGAGCCTGAGCCTATGTCTCGTAGGTACAAGGGTTGTCTGTACAGCCAGAACAAGCAGAAGAACTTTGACGCCACCGCGTACGAAGCAACGGTCAAGATCTTTGATCCCGAAGCCTATCATGCAGGCCTGTATACGGATTTCATTTTCCACCTGCAAACGGACGTGGGTGCGTTCTATAAGCGACACACCATCCACCGCAACGAGAATGAGCTGATCGAAGCAGGCATTAATATTGCCCTCGAGGCTCTCGACATGACAGATCCTAACCTTCGGATCTATCCCAGTCCTGGACGATTTGCTTGTGGCTATTGTGCCTTCAAAGAACCTTGCCTAGGCAAGAATCGTGGTGAAGACTACGTCTACACCTTAGACACGATGTTCGAAAAGCGTACGAAGTTGTACTATGAGACCGCAGCACCTAATACTGACAAGCCGAGTCGATCATGACACCGGAACAGCATAGAGTTCTGATGAAAGAGATGCTGAAGCTTCGATGGCCCGAAGCCATACCGTTGGCTATCTTTTTGGTCATCACGGCCTTTCCGTTGAATGGCGTTGGGATATTCATTGCTGGAACCTCATTCGGTATTAGCATAACTATCCATGTATATAAGTGCCTTCGTATAGCAAAAGAATGGACGGAGAAGAACAATGCAGCGCCTTAAGATCACAGCTGTTACGTACACCGAAGTGGATGAAACTGATACGCAGGCTTGGAATCTTCAAGATGGATCGCCTGCAGACATTATGCTCCGACAACTTCAAGAGGGCGAAGTCTACATCGAAGAGATTGCAGAGGCCCACTACAACGATGAAGATATGTTGAATGTCATGACCTTCACAGTCGAGGTAGTCGATGCCTGAGATCAATATGGTGGGACTTACTAAGTACACCTTTGACGAACTTTCAGAATCTTGTCAAGCAGAACTTCGCCTCGTTGTAGAAGGTCTAGCGTTAGCCAATCCTGATTGGCTCGGTATGCAAATCACTATCGAGTACATGGACGCCGAGAAGGCTTACTTGACGTGCAAGGTGGCGATGCCCAGTGTCGAGTGACGAAGAAGACCGCGCAGCCTTCGAGAAACTGGTTGCCTCCATTCCTCTAAGCATCCTTGGTGAGTATGCTGCAATCCTTCGTGAGCTGTACGAAGCCTTTGTGGGTGTAGACTTTACTGAAGATCAAGCTATGCAATTCGTGCTAGTTCAATGGACTGAAACCATCCGTGGCGGGATCGTTCAAGGTGGAGGTACGGTAGCATGACGGCTCCAGCTAGAATCACGCCAACGTCTCTCGGCGGACTTAAGCTTGCACGTGTTGCTGATATGGCTCCCCGCATCAACGGTCTCATCTATGGCGAGCCAGGTGTTGGTAAGACTGTCTTGCTAGGCTCCTGCGATGCGGTTCCTGAGATGCGCAAGATGCTCATCCTAGACGTTGATGGTGGTACCTTGTCGATCAAGGATAGCTACCCGAACGTTGAGCGTTTGCAGATTACTAAGTTTGCTCAGCTGCAAAGGGTGTACGACGACCTATTCAACGATGCAGGTCACGGCTTCCAAACCGTTGCTATTGATACGGGTACGGAAGCGCAGAAGATCAATATGAACGTTATCATGGCAAAGGCTGTTGCAGCCGCCGCTGATAAGGGTGAGGTTCGCGACCCTGAAGTTCCATCCTTCCGCGAGTGGGGAATCTCGGGAGAACAGATGCGTGGACTCATTCGAGCCTATCGCGATCTGCCTATGAACTTCTTCATGACTTGTCACGTTAAGGATGACAAGAATGAGCAGACAGGTGCAGTTAAGAAGTCGCCAGATCTGCCTGGTAAGCTTGCACGTCAGATTCCAGGCTTCTTCGACCTGTGCTTGTACATGTATTCAAAAGAAATCGAAAAGGATGGTGAGAAGAAAGACCTACGACTCCTATGCTCAGCAGCGACCGAGAAAATCGTAGCAAAGGATCGAAGCGCTAAGTTGCCTAAGATCATTCAGCAGGCGAACATGAAGTACATCTACACCACTGTAACGAGTCCTAAGAAAGAAATCGCACCAGTTAAGAAAGAGGCTGTAACAGTATGACTACCGACACCGTAGAAGACATGAACGACCCGCGGGATGCTCGTGACGAGATCAACGCGGACGCTTACAACGACGAGCTGAGTGCTTCGGCCGTTGCCGATACTCCTGCCTGGGCTGTTGACGGCGATGCTATGGACGATCTCGTTAGCGAGCAGGACCTTTCTCCAGGAGGCTCGTGGCTGAGCGACGGCTCGGATGGCGAAGAGGAATTCGACCTCACTACCCTTCGTGTCAACTTCTCGCAGGCAGAAGCCGAGGCAGAATCGCTTCCGGATCTTCCGGCGGGACGCTACCTCGTTGCCATTACCGAAGTCAAGATCAAGCGTTCGACTTCGGTGAAGAACCCGGGCAAGCCGTACTACAACCTGACGTACACTATTCAGGAAGGTAAGTACAAGAACCGTAAGCTGTACGATAACGTGATGCTGTTCGATGGCGCTCTGTACTCGTACACGCAGCTCGCTAAGGCACTGGGTAACTCTGTTACGGCTGGTAACTCCAACGTTCTCCAGCCGCAGGACCTTATGGGTTCGATCTTCGTTGCCAAGGTTGTTATGAGCCCCGCCAAGGGTGAGTACGCAGCGCGCAACGAGGTCAAGGGTTACTTCCCCGCCAAGATCGGCGTTGGCAGTACCTCTGCGGGTAGCAACAGCCTCGAGCCGTAAGATCTGATAGTTTGGTAGTCTTGGTCGGATCCCTAATTGTTGGTAGCTTTAGGGGTCCGACCATTCCATATTCCTTCTACGCCGTATGATAGGAGGTGAAAGTGACATCTGAGGTAACACGACAAGCGTTCTTCCGATTGGCATACGGTCGCCATGAAGGTTGGGCCTGCATTGGTTTGCTGCAACGCGGTGCAGGTAAAATGAATGAGCGCTGGTTCCACCTGCCAACCCAATTCAATGATATGCTAGAACTCATCGATAGGCTTGCAATAAATGATCGCATCGATGTGTACTACTGTCCCCAACTCTTCGAAAGCAAGTCACGTAGAAAAGACAACGTTAAGATCGCACCAACCCTTTGGGCAGACCTTGACGAATGCAATCCAACGGAGATGGAAGAAAGACCTTCCCTCGTTGTAGAAACAAGTCCAGAAAGATTCCAGGGCCTGTGGATTTTGGAGAACGGCCTACCCGGTGACAAAGCTGCGGAACTTAGTAAGAGGATCGCATACAAGTACGCCGACCAAGGCTGCGATCGTTCCGGCTGGGACTTAACTCAACTTCTACGCGTACCTGGTACCAGGAATAATAAGTACATCAATACAGATACAGGTGCAGCAATAACTCGCATCGTCGGTGATGGAAGCCATTCTATCTATCGCGAGAACGAGTTTGATGATCTACCCCCCGTTACGCTGTCGGACTATGAGAAGATTCCTTTCCCCGAGAAGTTCCCCCCGGGCACTGGTCGCGACATCATGGAGATCTTCCGATTCAAACTTACACAAAAAACCTTTCAAAGATTCGAGACCATCCCAGAAGGTGATTGGTCTCGTGAGCTGTTTGCACTAGAGATGTCTTGCTACGAAGCAGGTATGAGTCGCGAACAAGTTTATAAAGTCGTAACCGATGCAGCATGTAATAAATTTGCACGTGCAGGTCTTGGTGAGAATCACGTATGGGGTGAGGTATGTAGAGCTTATGGAAGACACACAGAGAACCTCGAAAAAGTTCAAATCATCACTAAGAAGGATGAGCCACTACTTACGGACGAAGAGCGTTCTAGCGTTGAAAACGTCCGTACGTTTGTTGAAGACTATATTGACTGGGCAAGTAAGCTCGGAGACGCTGCCGTTCAGTATCACCAGGGCGGAGCTTTTATTATACTTAGCGCTCTTCTTGCTGGAAGCGTTTCTCTTCCTACATCCTTCGGTAGGGTAGTGCCTAATCTTTGGTTTATGATCCTTGCAGACACTACCTTGACACGTAAGTCGACAGCAATGGATATCGCAGTTGACTTGTTAGTGGAGGTTGATCCAGATGCGATCATGGCAACGGATGGTTCCATCGAAGGTCTGATGCAGGGACTATCAACTCGTCCTGGTAGGCCATCGGTATTCTTGCGAGACGAGTTCAGTGGACTAATCGAACAGATCACCAAGAAGGACTACTATGCTGGAATGGCAGAGACTCTCACCAAACTGTATGATGGTAAGATGCAGAAGAGACTGCTCCGCAAGGAGATTATCGAGGTGCGAGATCCTGTACTTGTATTGTTTGCTGGAGGTATTAAATCGCGCGTACAACAACTACTCAAACTCGATCACATCAGTTCCGGATTCATCCCACGTTTCCTTTTCCTTACAGCAGAGTCCGATATCTCAAAGGTCCAGCCTCTTGGACCACCAACACTTCTTGACACTTCAGGCAAGGCAGAACTACTTCAACAGATGATCGACATGCGTCAGTTCTATCATGGCTTCTTTGAACTGACTATTGAAGGTGGTAAGAAGATTGAAATGCCCAAGCGGTGGGAAGCAGAACTAACTCCTGCTGCTTGGACTAGATATAACAAGTTCGAGAAGCAACTAACAGGTGCAGGTATGAAGACAGAACGACCTGACCTAATGACACCATTGTTCGACCGACTTGCTAAGTCAACACTTAAGGCAATTGTACTCCTAGCAGCATCACGTAGAAAGGGTGATGATGTCATCATTGATGTGGATGATGTCCTTCTAGGAATCAAGTATGCAGAGGGTTGGCAGAACTACGCCATCGAAGTTGTTAACGGCATTGGTATGTCGATCGTTGAAACACAGATGGATAACATCCTAGGTAACATTAGAAAGCATCCGGGGATTAGTCGTTCCGTTCTAATGAGAACGTATCGTCTTTCAGCACGAGAAGCGGATGCTATCTTCATTACACTAGAGCAGCGTGGCCTAGTTACGAAATCACTGGCAGGTAAAGGCGTGGCTTACAACGCCCTCATGTAGGAGAGAACATGCGAGACCGATCTGAAATCCTTGATACCGTCACTGACTCCGTCGCCATCGTTTCGGGCGGCATGGATTCCATCACCATGCTGTACGATATGATTACTAACGGACTTACTCCTCGGGTACTGTCCTTCAACTATGGTCAGCGGCACAAGAAGGAATTGGACTACGCACGTATCCACGCAGACCGAATGGGACTCCCGCACAACATCGTTGATCTAAGTTCGATCACACACCTGATCAGCAATAGTGCTTTGACTTCTCCTTATGACATTATGGAAGGTCGAGCAATTGACGTTCCCGAAGGTCACTATGCAGCAGACAACATGGCACTTACGGTTGTTCCGAATCGTAATATGATCATGGCCGCGATCGCTGCAGGCGTTGCAGTCAACGATAAGGCATGTACGATCGGTATTGGTATCCACGCCGGAGATCACTACCAGTATCCGGACTGCCGTCCGGAGTTCATCAAGGCGCTCGAGCACTGCATCCTCGTTGCTACGAACGGCTTCAACAACTTCAAGGCCGGCTATAGCACAAGCAAGTCACTTGCCTCCGATCCGATTAAGTACCAGCAGGCAGAACTCGACATCTTTGGCGGTGTGGAAGGTCAATTCGGCATGGCTGAAGTAGGTACTATCTATGCACCCTTCCTAATGAAGACCAAGGCAGACATCGCATTCATGGCGCTCGAGATGCAGATCCCTCTTGACCTGACCTGGTCTTGCTACAAGGGCGGCGACGTCCACTGTGGTCGTTGCGGTACTTGTGTTGAGCGCCTTGAGGCTATTGCTGAAGCAGGTGCCAAGATGAACGAATCAATGATGACTTGGGAAGACAACACAATCTATGCAGACACCGAGTTCTGGAAGGCTACGGTCAAACCGGCTACCCCCGAAGACGTGTAGATCTCCACAGGACGCGACAGATGGGAATGTGTAATGAGAGAACCTACTGAAGGACTGGCACACGTAGAAGGTGTTGCACCTCCTAAGGTTGCAATGTCTCCATACGAAAAAACAGCGCCATGTAAGGGCTGTAGCACAGTCAAGCCGGTTAGTTGTTACTGTACAACAAAGGGTTGCCCAGAAGCTCAGCCGACTGATGAAGACGAATCGACGTTCGAGGCACATCTCGAAGGTATGGATTGTGGTCGTCGTCCGTGTAAGACTTGTGAAGCACCACCTAGGCTTGCTGCAGCATCAGAACAACCTATGCCGGATAACAATCATAGCTACATGACACCTATCGGCGATATGGTCATCGAAGATATCAAAGCACGAATGGCAGTAGGGATACAGACCTATGGCACCTATCTTCGACCCCACAACGGTCGCAACGCTCTTCTCGACGCTTATCAAGAAGCTCTTGACCTCGCGTGCTACCTGAAGCAACGCCTCGTAGAGGAAGGCATTCTGTAATGCAGGTAGGTAAAGAACCCACATTTACCATCCGCGCTCGTGACGACCTTATCGTTGCTACGCTAACCAAGTACGCCTTCCTGTGTGAGAACGAAGGACTGGTGGATCAGGCAGCCGAAGTAGATAAGGCACTAGAGGAAATTATTCACTGGCGCGCAACTAATCCTGAACTGTGTAAGCTCCCTAATCACAAGCACATTCCTGTCAAGGAGAGGTAATGGAAATCTTTGTAACGCACAATATGGAAGTAGCACACCGACTCTTCTTGCAGCCTGGTAAGTGTCAGCAGATCCATGGGCACAGTATGGAAGTAACTCTTAACCTCCGTGGTGATGTCAATAAGGATGGCATCTTCGAAGGACTTGACTTCGGATACATCAAGAAGCACTTCCGTGCCTACCTCGATCACATGTACGATCACCACTTGCTTCTGAACAAGGACGACCCGTGGGCAACACGCCTTTGGCATCGACCTAGTCGTGATGACAGCCCGCCCAGTCCTGAAGCTGCATGGCTAGCAGAGCCATCACATCTACCAGGTCTCGTTCCTTGCGATGGAGATCCGACTACGGAGAACCTCGCCAAGTGGATCTGCTCTTGGGCGTACGACATGTTCCGACTCGAATGCAGTGTAACCATCCAAGAGACAATGACGAACGGTGCATCGTTCTCTAGTAATGATTTGCCTCCGCTGAATGATGGTAACGACTATGACGTCTGAGTACGAAGACAAAGCGAACGAGTTCTTCGGTCTTGAACTCGCTACAGCTGTACGAGAAGGACTTGTCGTACGAGGATTCAATCCGGCAGATAGCTATGCGTTGGAGATTACTCCAGAACTTGCGGCACAGGAACATGAACAGAATCTTACTCCAGGCTTCCACATCTTCGCAGAAGGCCTTCCCGTAGGAATTATCGATCTCGAAAAGACAAAGGTGTCATGGCAAAATGACAATCAAAATTAGTCACATCTTTGGGCCGACTATTCAGGGTGAAGGTTCAGCTGCTGGAAGGCACTGCCTCTTCGTTCGTGTGTACAACTGCAACCTAGAATGCACCTGGTGTGATACTGCTTACACGTGGGCAGACACTCCCACTAAGGCCGAGAAGACTATCTCTGGCGAGCTCTTCGATCGGAACGAACCCAAGTACGGCCTTAAGAAAATGTCTGTACGAGAAGTTCTGGAAGCGCTACGCTGCCTGTGGGACATCGAGAACATGCCAACCATTATTGTCGTATCAGGTGGCGAGCCTATGATGCAGCAGGCAGAACTACTTCCCTTGCTACGAATTCTTACCTCCTACGGTCACGAAGTACACATTGAGACCGCAGGCACTATCGCACCCACCAAAGAGTTCAATAGTGTTGTTACACAGTACAACTGTTCACCAAAGCTCTTGCACAGTGGCAACGTCCTCTCGAAGAGATTCAAGCCAATTGTGATTAAGGCTATCAACGACACGAATAAGGCCTGGTTCAAGTTTGTCGTTAGTGATGATATCGATGTGTGCTTCGAAGAGATTGCACATATCGCGACGACATGCGATCTTCCTTACGACCGTATTATGGTTATGCCAGAAGGTTCTACTCCCTCTGAAAATATTGCACTAGCGCAGAAGATTGTCGACCGTGCCCTAGTTCGTGGTTGGGGCCTTTCATTCCGTACGCACGTCCTTTTGTGGGGAGACGATAAAGACAAATGACTACTAAGCCTAATACCCAATATGAAGTCCGCAAGGGCTTCCGCAGCTCTAAGAAGTTCCTTACCAAATCCCAAGTAGCGGCCCTAGTCTCCGATGGATATATTGTCACTCCTGTGGAGCTCTTGGCTGGCGCAGGACGGGTGATTGATAACTACGAATCTGTTCTTGCGAGTGGTCTTTCTAAGGGACACATTCGAGGCTTCGAGAACATCAAGGCCGTACGTAAGTGGCACGGACGTACTAAGTGTGTTCCGCACCAGATCAAGACACACGTACGTTTCGTCAAGGATGACAACGTGTACTACTACCCGCGCTACACGGAGGTCGCAGTCTAATGGAATTCGTTTGCGAAGCAGGATTGATCCTTAAGAAGTATGCGCATCTCAATCTCGAAGATGAGCACGGAGCAGACACACCTGATCGTTTCCTTCGTATGCTTGCAGAGATCACTCGATGCGCACCTAGCAGCGATACGGATGACCTTGATATGCACATCGAGTACTGTATCAAGTGGAAGGACTTCCCCGCTGAAAGCAATGACTTGGTTCTCGTTGCACGAATTCCCTTTGTTAGCGTCTGCAACCACCACGTTCTTCCCTTTACAGGTACCGCAGATATTGCTTACATCCCTCGTGAAGATGGAAGAATGGCCGGACTATCCAAGTTCGGTCGAGTTGTTCAGCACTTCGCACGGCAGCTCCAGACACAAGAGCGACTGACTAGGCAGATTAGTGAGTTCTTGGATAGTCGCCTTGAGCCTGAAGGCCTTGCAGTGGTACTTCGTGCAGAGCACACGTGCATGACGATTCGGGGACTGCAGGCTCCTGGCACGCTAACGACAACCTCATCCATGATGGGTGCGTTCGCTGATCACGCGCGTACTGCAAAGGCGGAGTTCCTTTCAATCATTAATGGTAGCGCTCGATGAACAACGACTACGATGCACAGTATAGGCCCGGACGAAATAGTCGAGGAGATACAATTCCAATGGTTGCCGATACTGGAAAGGCTTTGAACAATCGTGCGCTCGAGGCCTTTGCTGACAACGTCGATTGGTTTCCTGACCTTGCACACGACGTTGTTCATCACGCTCTAGGTCTGTGTGGCGAGGCTGGCGAGGTTGCCAACGAAGTCAAGAAGTTCGATCGACGTTCCTTCTCTCAGCAAGAACTGATCGAGAAGCTCAAGGGTGAATTGCCTGACGTTCTCGTGTACGTGTTTAGTATTGCCGGCATGTTCAACATCGATTTGGAAGAGGCATACGATGCAAAGCGACGATTCAATGCAAAGCGATTCCAGTCAAGCGACGATGGACTTTCAAGCACTGGCGAATGAGGCTAACGCACTCTTCGACAAGCAGTGCATTGCTCGGCACATTATGGGCGAAGAGAAGTACGGACCTGTAAAGTTCCTGGAAGTGAACACGCTAGTTGAAGCTAGTGAAGAACTTGTCGACATAGCAAACTATGCACGCTACACATTCATCAAACTGTTTATCCTCAATGCACAAATTGATAGGGTTCAGGGTCAGCTACCCGACATGCTCGGTGCACAAAGTTTCATGAAAGGTTAGACATGCATTTGGCACTAATCCCCCCTAAGGGATTGTTCTCAATGAACAATCATGGTACAGCTAATATGGCCCTTGCGCATCTTACAAGTACAGCTCGCTACGCTGAACCGTATCAGGTTTCGAAAAACCTTACCATGATCGATAACGGTGCCGCAGAAGGTGCACAAGTTGATAACGTAGAGCTTGTCAATGCAGCATCGTTTGTTAAGGCACAAGAAATCATTTTGCCCGACTATCTTGGTGATGCTATGGAGACCAAGATATTGACGAACAAGTTCTTTTGCTTTTACCAGGAAGACAAAACGCTACCCCAGTTTAACTTCATGGGCGTAGTTCAAGGCCGCAACCTTCTCGAACTGCAACACATGGTAGACTTCTACTTGGATTATAGTCTCGTTACTACCATTGGTATTCCTCGATGGACTATAACTAAGTTCGAGCAGGGTGCATTTAGAATTGACTTTGCTCAGTGGTTGAATAAGAACTATCCACAATTGCAGATTCATCTCCTAGGTGCTTCGCCTGCTTGGCCTCAGGAGATCCTTCGCGCCGCAAAGTATGCACCCTTCATTCGATCGTGTGACACGTCGCTGCCATACAACTATGCAATACACCAAATCTATCTGAATGAGGCTACCAGGGCAGTAGTAAAGAGACCGAAAAACTATTTCGAAACTACTTACTACCACCTGCTTAGGGATTCCTACGTTAAGCGTAACGTAGGTACCATGAAGTCATGGGCTCTGGGGTTGGCGTAATGCGAAAGCATCCTGAAGCTAACTGCGAGAGCTGCCCATTACAAGGGCCCGAGAACACATACGTTCCATCTAGCATTCCGACTTCGCCTAAGATTATTTTGGTTGGCGAAGCACCTGGACAGGGTGAGGCCCAACGAGGTATTCCCTTCGTTGGGCCTTCGGGCCGTTTGATTAATATGGTCCTGAAGAACTACAAATTCAAACCAAATGAAGTGGCGTACACTAATGCATGTCTATGTCGTCCTCCTGGTAATGCGACTCCGCCTAAGGCTGCGGTTAATGCATGTCGTCAACGTCTCCTGTATGATATTACCCGGTCCGGAGCAACAGGTGTCTTGGCGCTTGGAGGCACAGCAGCATCAGCTCTGGTTGATGGTGGAGGGGCAATTACCTCACTCCGCGTCGGTCCTGCAAAGCTTCCACCCGCAGCGCTCAGGGACACAAGTGTTGAAAAAGTTGTCCCGACGTGGCACCCGGCGTACTGTCTCCGTAACGCTGACGCTTTCCCCTCGCTGGTAACAGACGTCGGGAAGCTACTTGAGAGCACGAGGAAGCCGTGGACCCCACCGACGTACAATGTCATCGACGATCCCGAACAGGCACTGGAATGGTTGGGATCGTTAACGGCTGAAGTATGTGTTGTCGATATCGAATGTGGCATCGAGAAGGACGACAGCTACGGACACCCCAACACATTTGAGATGCTCTGCATCGGACTTCAAATGGAAAAGGGTCACGCATTCGTTCTGGGATACAATGCTATTCGACGAGTCGTAGATGGTGTTGCCGAACTTGCACAAGACGTACTCACAGCTCTCAGCAACTTCCTCAAGCGTACGAAGATCATTGCACACAACGGTAAGTTCGACCTAGCTGGATTGTACCCTCTCGTAGGGGCACAGGAACTCTGGTTCGATACTATGCTAGCACACTATGCTCTAGACGAGAGAGTGGGTGCACCGATCCATGGACTTAAAGGTCTTGCCGTCGAATTCTTGGGAGCACCAAAGTACGACGACGAAATTAAAACATATGTGCCTCGTGGAGGAAATTACTCCAACATACCTAGGCCGCTTCTCTACAAGTACAACGCGTATGACGTTGATTGCACTTGGAATCTGTACGAGCTGTTTGCTGAGAAAATGGATCGAGACGGAGTTCGACGGGTCCACGACTTCATGGTCCGAGCTGCAAATGCCCTTATGTACTTGGAGCTTAACGGAATTGCTTTTGATCGTGCATACTCCAATATGCTACAAAGTGACTACCAAGCGAGGCTCACTGAGATCGAATCTACTTTCTGTGCCATCACAGATAATGGATCCTTTAATCCTCGTTCACCCAAGCAGGTAAAGGAGTTCTTACATGGCCAAGGAATTAAGGTTCTATCTACCGACGCCGATACTCTTGACGGACTACGAGACAGAATTGATCCCAGAAGCACAGCTGGAAGATTTGTTGAACAGCTTCTTCACTATCGACGGGAACAGAAACTGTATAGTACATACGTGGTCGGACTCCGAAAGAGACTATACCGTGGAAGAATATATACAACTTACCTCCTACACGGTACGACATCTGGACGCCTGGCAAGTCGGAACCCAAATCTCCAAAACATTGTTCGTGATAAGGGAATTAGACGGCAATTTTCTGTTAGCAAACCTGATAATGTATTTATCCAAGCAGACTACAAGCAAGCAGAAGGCCGTGTCATTGCCACACTCGCTCAAGACGAGTATCTCAGGGAGATCTTTCTAGACCCCACCGTCGACATCTTCACCAACTTGGGTGTGAGTCTATACAAGTGTTCCCCTGAGGACCTACTCAAGGAACAGCGTATTCGTGTTAAGGCATTCTTCTACGGTCTAGGTTATGGTCGACAGTCGTACAGCATTGCCATGGAGTATGGGTTGACACCTGCTGAAGGTGAATCACTCATGCAAGACTTCATGAAGCTCATTCCAGCAACAGTTAAGTGGCAACAGGAAACACGAAGGAAAGTTCTTGCAGGTGAAGATCTTGTCACTCACATCGGCCGTCGTCGCCGCTTCCACCTCATTACCGAACAAAATCAAAAGGATGTCCTCAACGAGGCATTGTCCTTTAAGCCGCAATCCATTTCAAGCGATATTTGCTTGTCAGCGCTTATACGTTTGCGGCCAATGCTCAAGGGACTCGGGTGGATCAGACTTACCATCCATGACGCCCTTGTTGTAGAATGTCCTGAACGTAATCGTGAAGTAGTAACGGACATGCTTAGAGACGTCATGATTGAAGAGGGTCGTAAGTTCACCACGTACGTACCCTTCGCCGTCGATGTCAGCTACGGAAAGACATGGGGTGACCTTTAAATGAAGCGAGTAGGAGACATACCAGAACTTGGAGACATTCTCGGTTACGGCCAGGATGCTGATAAGCGATACGCACGACTGGTCGGAATTCGTAAGGACAATTGTAGAGCTATGGAGAGATTTATCTTTCGCCTCTTTCAAAGAGGTGACAAAGAATTCCCAACAGGTGAATATAAAACATCGTGGCTAATCGTGCCGTGGAGCGGACGTGAACTATAGTGGAAGTTCCTCCAGAGGATATGGATTGTCTAATCGCGGTAGCACAACTATACGTTAACGCATTTCGTGAAGACGAGATGATGTCGCTGACAGAGAAATTGGCACTACAAGAAGTCGAAGCAGTTGTCGAGAGGTGGACACGATCTGATGATGGGACAACCACTACAGGAAGTTACGTTCTCGACGATTTATAACTGGGCACAAAGTCGCACAATCTTTAGATTGGAGAGCAATACGCATTACATGCAGACTTATGTCAATGACGAAATACTTGTGCGCTTAGCCTTCCCACCATTCAGACTAATTAAAGATCATCTTGCAGATATGGCAAAGAGGTGGAACGAAATGGTTCCATCGTGGGATAAGGTTAGATTTGTTTACAGGTCGGAAATAGGTTGGTACATAGTTCATATTCTTGCACCTAAGGAGGAAGAGTGCCCCGAGGACAAGCAGCAGAAATAGGTAACACAAATGTATCACAGAACGGATACAATCACACACGTACTGAGGACGGCTGGAGACTTACACATCACCTAATTGCAGAAGCCGCAATGGGACGGCCGCTCAATACGGCTACAGAGACGGCGCGGTTTAAGGATGGCGACAAGACGAATCTCGACCCCGATAACATCGAAGTTGTCCCGAAGAAGACTGCGACAGCGAATAAGGTTCTTGCTAAGCTCATTGCGCAGCGAGCAGAAATCGATGCACAGATAAAACTGATCCAAAACGATATAGCTCTTAGAGCTAAAGAATAATTTGTCAAGCTATTTAACAAGCTTAGACTTTAGTTAGACAGAAGATTCATAGTAACGCCGTAGCTCTATATACGTTAAGGATCTTGATTGTTAGACTTTAGTTAAACTTGAGGAGATGATATGAAAGAGAAGCTTTGTAAATGTGGTCGCGGAACACAAAAGCCAGCTAACCAAGGAGGTACAGGCACAGGTAAGTACTGTTGTATGTACTGCGCTAGGCAAGAGGGATACCACACGTTCCATTGCGACAAGAGGAATCGCCCCGGGCCCCCTGAAGGGTAGAACACCACAGGGCGCGAAAGATTGAAATTGGACCTCGGATAAAATGAGAGATAAGTGCTATGTATATTGACACGGTAAAGCTTTCGGGTAATGGTCCATACCATCTTGCGGTAAAGATTAGGATCAAAACGTGGAAAGCGTTCTGCAGGCCCAATGGACGTTCCGAGACCTATACGTATCGTATTAGTGTTCCAGGGCCTGATCGACTCTGTGCCGATTGTCGGGCAGAGATCAAGCGCAAGAGGAATGGAGTCAAGTGAAGATCGTTAGTGGAGATAGAGGCTGGGGCCGAACTACATGGGCAGTAGATTGGCTACTGCAGGGAGAACCGATCAATAGCAACCCGTGGTGGAATCGTCTTATCGTTTGTATTCACGAGAGTGAAACGGAACGAGTTCTGGGTCAAGTCCATACAGCATCGATGGAATGGGAGCGGCGCCTACGCAGGCTTCCGGTCGGATCTCTTCAGATGCAGCAGGCCGAGATCCTAGCTAATGCCCGCGCCTCTGTGGTGAGCTTAAATACGTACACAGAGCGGTCGCGAGGTATTCGAATGGACATGGTCGAAGTGTGTATCGATAACTTCGATATGCTTCTGCACAAGCTGGGTGTCATGTTTCCACCGAAGGTACTGACCGTAACTAATTGGGAGCTAGAACAACTTCCCGACCCGAGAACTAATCGATGAAAACTACTGTCGAGTTGAATCGTGGAACACGTGCTAGGACCTGGGAGGTCGATGATATGCCCTACATCCCTGAGGGTGCATTGATTCACGACATAACCTATGGTGGCGCCTATAGGGTTGTAGTTAACAGCATCCTCCTGATCGACCGGGATGGGGTAGCTGAAGTAATCCAAAGGTTGGTGTGCGGACAATGAGAACGCGTGTTGAAGTTATTGGTCAGGAACTCGATAAGCATTGGGAAGGCGACTTACCAATTATTCCCAAAGGCTGTATAGTAGATATAGACTACAGTGGCTATGAAGTAGCCAAGTGCATAATCATGCTTGATGCTGATGGAGGTCCGGTACAGCTCTTGAGGTGCAACCCATGAGCGAAGAACCACGTGTAACAGTTACTGTCGACCTAGAACAGTTCTGGAGAGTAAAGCTATCTGTTACTCGTGAGCAGTCACGTGACAGGGTTGCGATGAACAAACTCATCGCAGTAGCAATAGCTGCGGGCGACTGTGAAACTGAGGGGCCAAGAGTGACTAACGCCATGTACGTAGATTTGAATATTCAACGATGAGAATTATTGCGATCGATCCGGGACCGACTACGGGCATCTGTATCTACGACCACTTCGAAATGTCCGATCGCAGTAACGCATTTCTCGTCAAGCCTGGTTACGACAAGCGTGAGTTCATGTTCGATCAAGTGAATGTTAACTCTGCTGCGCAATACCTATGGTTCTGGGAACAGCTCAACTTTTGGTGTAACAATCCAGACACACATGTTGTTCTCGAACGATTCAACTTCCGCAAGGACGAACGTGATCGTACGAAGATCATTTATACGCCTGCAGAGATCGTAGGCATCGTACGACTTTGGTGTCAGAAGAACAACGTCCACTGTGAGCTGCAAATGGCATCCGAAGCCAAAGCAGGGTTCTGGGATGACGATAAGCTCCGCCGCCTAGGACTCTACAAGTCAGGATCGAAGCATGCGATGGATGCGCTCAAGCATTGCATGCAGTACCTGACCTTCACTCTTAACGACCAGTACTACATCTACAAACTCAAGCCGGAGAAGCTATGACCAGTCCCCAAGTACAATTGGACGAAGCAGTTCATAGCAGTTTCGGTGCAGATGATTCATACGATGGATGGCTTCTCACAGGGTACGTGCTAGTCACTGCACATACTCGATATGACGGAGACAAGAGGACAACTAGGCTAAGTCGTACGTATCTCGGCGGCTCAATGCCACACCACGAGATTGTAGGATTGTTGGAGTATGCAAAAGCATTAACGTTACACGAAGAGTAGGCATAGTGCTGGCCCGTGACCTTTGAGGGAGGATCACGGGCCAGCGGTCTACTTGACGCTAACGTCTACCGTCTTAGGTCCTATGCTAGTGCGAACTACGGGAACCTGCAATGACAAATTAGCCTTAAGGGCCGCTACAGATACAGACACATCAGGAGTTCTAGGTGACAATCCCCTGCTCACTGATGGCGCACCAAAGGCTTGCTGGCTAGGAATTCCTGTAGGCGAGATCGTTAGCGTTATGGTAGGCGTGCCAAACTTTTCGCAGCTCGCGATTCCTGTGGGTGAGATAATCGCAGGGGCAGTAATCGTTGGAGACCCAAAAGCTTGTGCGCTAGCTATTCCTGTAGGCGCAATCGTAGCCGTGGTACTGATCGTTGGGTTACCGAACTGTTCCCGGCTAGGTATTCCTTGGGCGGAAATAGTAGCCGAAGTCGTAATCGTAGGAGAGCCAAAAGCTTCTTGACTTGCGATCCCTGTGGGCGATACAACCTGAGTAATGGCTGGATTGCCAAATTGCTCCTGGCTAAGTATTCCATTGGGCGACAGAGTATACGATGTACTAATTGTAGGAGATCCAAAGACCTCTTGCGATGCAATTCCACTAGGTGCAATTGTCTGCACTGCAGGACCAATCGGCCCAGTATCCGTAATGGTAGGAATTGCGAACCACTCTGCAGGCAAGTTAGATAGCGAACCAACCTGCCCCAGAGTAACTTCATCAATGCCGGCAGCGCCAAGGGATGCAGCCGAAATGTTAATAGGTGTTTCGACGGGAGTTGTACTATTGCCCAGGTAGTAGGCAAAGGTAATTAGCCCGCCTGTAACTGTTACTGTGAACTCAAAGCGGTACAGCGTAGTGATAGATAGGTTATTGACTGTGATACCAATCTGGGTAGTACCTGAGTCAACAATCTGGATCTTACCGGTAGAGGTACGTACAAGGCGCATAACCTGAACTGCGCCAGAAGTTCGCAGTCTATAGATGGGTGGGTTGATAGCCGCACCCAAACCACTCATGTAAAAGTAGAAGCTGATGGTTACAGGTGTGCCCGCAGCGTACCCTAGACCCGTCCACATCTCCTGCGGCGTAGCTGCAGTTGCAGATGTCGACATCTCAGTGGCGAGACTGCCAGGAAGTACTACAACGGTATTATCGTAGATGACTACACAGCTAGTACTGTTGATGACGTTAAATGCATCGCCCGAGGTGCCACCAGAGTTGGCTGGAGTAACGGTAACCCCGTTGGTTCCCCCAGCGCCCGTATTTCGCCGCGTAGTCATCTATGCCCCTAGAGCTTGAAGATACGGTTCGAACCATTATCCCAAGTAACGAGAATGTTACCACCATTGGGAGTTACAGGAAGTCCCGAAGCTGTTACAGGAGCTAGAGCCCGTGCAGCAGCAGTCACCGTTGTAGAGGACACGGTCAAAGACCTATCTCCGGCATTGCCTGCAACTGTAAGTGTCGCGCTCTGCCCTGTGGAGAACGTAAGGACCGTACCATTCGGAATGCCCGCAACTAGAGGTTCAACAACAAGGGTAGTGCCTGCGGTAAGAGTTGCGTCAGCAGTCACTGTGTGATAGCCAGTAATAATTGCTACCACGTTTGAGGTGCTATCTGTTCCAGTATCCTTGAAGATGATTAGTGCCTTGATCGGGTTGCCAGAGATGCTTGTGAAGGTCGTATCGGCAGCATCAAAGACACCTGATGTGAAGGTCTTAGATCCTAGTGTCTGCTTGGCGCCAACTAGTGCCGCATTGAAATCGTCGAAGAAGTCCGCAGACGTTGATGGTCCAAGGCACATAGCAATACCGCCGGACGTATACGCAGCCGATCCTACGACGTTCACACCTGATACAGGATTGGTAAGCTCGAAGGTGTTTGCAGCTACGTTAGCAATCTTCCAAACACCATTGGCCGAAAGGTTGCCACCAACGCCGTTGACGAATACCAAGTCACCATTCGTGAAGCCGTGAGCAGTAGCCGTAATGACAATCGGCGTAGCGTTCGTAGCACCCGTGATGGTCTTGATGCCTACGTCGTTAGTTGCTAGATCGAGTGCTGCAACGGAAATAGTATCCGATGTCATGTTAATGGTACCCGCCAGAATATACTGACGGCCCAGTTCAAATAGCCCGTTAGACACAAGTCCTCCTAGGTCGTCACTTGCTGGCGAACAGTTACATCCCCGAAGAGGGGTCTCTTAGTAGGCACCCCCGCAATGCCATAAAGGAACAGGTCGTACACACCCACTAGCCAAGTATAGGCGGTCGTCTTAGCTGCTGAGATGTGTACGTATACCTGTCCAGCGCTTCCATTGATAGTGATACCCGAACCGACCGTTAGTGTTTCTAAAACGGTTCCGCCAATACTGTTGCGAATCTCCATCTTCGCCGTCCAACTAGTTATGTCTTGGACAGCCGAATGTATATCATCAACCCACACCTGCAGTGCGAGATCGAGATCCGCGCCTTGATCGACTGCTAAGTCATACCTAGTGGCAGACATATTAAACCTTCTGTACCAGGTTTAGCTTACTCAGGACAGCTACAGCAATACGGTCTACGTCAGCATCCGACAGAGGTGCCGCAGGAACAGTCTCAGTCGGGATTGCTTCCACCATAGTAGTGAGCGTGGAGATGGCCCCTGCAAGCTTACCCAGACCCACGTTAACAGTATTGATCAGTTCGTAGGTCTCAGTGATGCCGGATTCCCACGTGATGAACTTGTTAGTAGTAGCATCGAAGCGTGACGGAAAATTCTTAAGCTGCCCATCAGTGTGCAAGAGTACATCTAGATCTGTAGCGGTAGTCATGGGTTCACCCTTTCCAATTAGTGTGTAGAACGTCGATTCCGTTCCTTCGTAAGCTGACGCGTCGCACTTTGGCTGTGTACCAATAGTGACAGCACCTCCGCAGTATTGCCACAGCGAAGGCATTCTTGGGGGCGTCCCATATGCCTTCCATCCTGGACCACTTGAACCTCCGCACTGTGCATAACGAATCTTCATGTCAATACTAGTTGCGTTCGGATAGTTAGCATTCCAAAGAGGTTCGGTCGTAGGAACGCTGGCACCGTACTCGCCCTTAGACGCGTACTCAATAACTGTTAGGCCTGACTTCTGCTTTAGCAGAACAGCTGCCTCATGTCCTACTTCACCTGAAACGTGATCGTAGGGCCAAGTCTCCGTATCCATCTGAAAGAACCCACCCGGATGTGTAAGCAGCCAAGGTGCATCAGACTTCACGTACGCCAAGAAGTAGTCGACCTGTTGCGATACAGTTCCGTTACCCCCATCACCGGGAGTGCGAGGAACCATATAGGCACCTACGAAAGGCAGACCAGCATCTCGAGCACGCTTGACGCCTTCACCAAAGTGCTTATGCCGAATGCTAGTACCTTCGGTCGCCTTGTGTGTGAAGCCGGTCAAACCGGCCCCCTTGGCTGCGACGAGATCCACAGGGCCTTTAGGCCAATCGAAATCAGAGCAGTCCCAAAAATATAGAGTCATGTCACTTACATCCTAAGCTGACGACCAGCTCGTGCATCTTCTTTGCGACTGTAATACCTGTAGGAGTCGTGGGCGGTTGTGCGGTATAAGCCCCGTCGAGAGTGGTAAGAACCGCACAGAACTTTTGCTCATCTGCGAGGGCTTTCGTTGCAGCCACAGCAGCATCAGCAGCAGCCTTTGCAGCCTTTTCGGATGCGATGTTACTTCGTCTTACGGCTTCATTGCCTACATGGTTTGTATATATAATGTTGACGAGTACGAGTAGTGCAAACGATACTATTACAGTGATGAGCAGACGAGCAGTTGTCATTCCCATACGACGTGGTTGACTCATTTGATCACCCCAGCAATATGTAGCCAGATTACGAAGACTGTTCCACCGACGAGGAAGGCGCTGATGGCGATGATGACGTGGTTGTACGTGCGGGCGTCTCGCTGCCACGTAGCAACTGAACTGCTCCTACTGCCCCCGGCGTTCCGATTAGTGCTCCGTATAGGACTAGGAGGTCTAGGTTTACGTGACCCGTGATCTCTTGGTGGATTATACCGAAGACTCCCACCGCTAGAAGCACTAAGTCTCGGATCACCGCCACCAGTGCTTGAATTTTCACGCACTGCCTCTCCCTCTCCAGGTCTGCAAAGACTTAACGACGATTGTCGCCCGAGCGGTCTGCTTCGCTCGATTGATTGAACCTAAGATGTTGACGTACTTCTTTGGGATCAATCCTAGTACCGGACCTAATAGCATCGATGTGTTCTTGAAACTTTGATATACGTTCAGGAGTAATTCCGTGGTGAACGTGAAATGGTTTGAAGTGATCACTTTTGTGATCTATGCTAACCATATTCTTCTTGACGTGGAGGATATTGTTGAGATGAATCTTCTTAGCTTCTACTGCCGTCATATTGTGAATGTCGGGCGGTTGAATAAACTGCTCGTGAAGAATGATATCCAAGATCGTTTCCGTGTCTGTGGGATCCAAGTCATACTCCACGATACGCCAATGGGGCGCAGTAATCCCAATAGCGTGAGTATGTCCTGAACCGTCCGGCTTGATGAAGTGTGCGCGCCAAAGAGGTCTGGCGCTATCAAGTCCAAAAGCATCAGGTACATATATCTCTGGCATGGCACCTCCTAAAGTCTAAATGCCCAAAAGTTAACATGCTCAGCTGCTGACGATCCCGTTGTCCAAGCTAAGGTAAATCCACTAGTGGAAACTGAACGCAGTGACTGTGAATGGTTAGCAGTATCTTCCAGAACAGCGACTACGGCTACGGTTGTGCTCTTGGTGGATCCATATGTTACTGCATACGATGTGTCACCAATAGTTCCTGCAGAAGGCCGACCCATGATCAAGCCTTGCGTAGCACCATCATCGAATGCATTCTCCCAGCGGCCGAAGTAACTTACAGTATTGGCTGCATCGTTGAAGTACCACCAAGTTGTATTGGTATTCCAAAGACCCATCCAAGCCTGGTCACTGAACAGATCTATGTAACCACCACCAGGTTGGAGTTGGTTAGGTGTTGCTATATCATCGCCCACCATAACATAGGCACGAGCACCATCAATACCATGGATTCCTCCATCGTATGTAACAGCGCCTCCGGCTGCAGGACCTGCGTATAGAATGCCTCGATCAGCCGATACACCAATGCGTGTACCCAAACCTGTTCCAGCATCGATACCCGAGTATATGACAATCTTCGCTTCGCCAGCTGTGTAGGTTCCTGGCGCTGAAATCATTGATGAATAGTTAGTTGGGTTGTCGTTCGGTACAAATCTTATCTCAGGCTCTGTGGTGCTATTAGGATTGATGACGATCGAATTGCCATTAGCCTTAACAACAGTAATGGATCCGTCATCGTTAATGGTAATGCCATTACGTGACACTGCTGTGAATGATGCCTGAGGACTTGTCTCTAGAGCCCTTAGGCGCTTCTCTAGTCCGAGGATGTGATCGATTAAGTCTTTCTTCTTGCCATTATATCTATCAAGAGTCACTGACTTGGATCCCTTCAAAAGTGAATTGCACTTCTTCATCGGATCCTTGTTCAGGCGGATTATAATCCCACCGAATAATTCTCTTTACAGTATTCAGGGTTACGGTATGCCAAGCATCTAAGAAGGACAAGTTGCAGTAGTCACCAATTCCCCAACTACCAAATATAGGATCCCTATCAGCCTTCTGCACTACTACTAGGTTGTTAATGGGTGTAGCCGATAGAGCTGCTTGCTGCTTTGCTAACTGATTTAGAGTCTTCTGATCTGTAGTGTTCTTACTCTGTGCTATAAGGTCAATACGCAAGTATCCAGAGTCGATTAGATCCTGCCTATGAGTAATAGAAATCAGAGCCGAGTCACCCTGCCCAGCGCCTAGGGTGTAAACATCTGTACCCGAATCACTAACAGAATCCGTTTCCCAGTAGTTAATGATGTTGCCGGGATAGTCGAACGTTAGCGAATCATCAGATAGCGCAGCACCTAGGTTGGGCTGTTCGGCACGCAACGTTACTAGGTAGGAATTGCCTAAGCGAGCCCAATCGATAATCCAGTCGAAGCCAATGTCGCCATTAGCTAGCTGATCCATAAGAGTGCCATAGTCCTGATAATCCGTTTCCAAAACGTGAACCGTCTGTGTAACAGTTTGCTGCTTGGGAAAGGATGCCGGCACAACCATGTTCAGGTTACTTCCAGCTTCTCCCTGCAGAGTATTCCAAAGTGCGATAAAGATATCTAGCTGATCACCCGTCATACTGAAGTCAGACATCAATCGGTAACTAGGATACTTCTCATAGGACTTGCAATAGAGTTCTAGATTCTTTCCATCGCTCTGATATGTTCTCGCCCAAATGATTCCGCCCCAAATGACGGAACCAGCTTTCTCCGCAACCAAGTAGCAGAAGCCAGGTTCGGTAGCAAGCTTGACGGTGGCGTTGTCGTACCCCGTAGAGTCTAAGTAGAAGGTGGCACGAAGCTCTCCACCGGCATTAATCTCAGAGGACATGGTTACGCTAGAGAGCGGCAACTCCATCACTACTTCTCCGGTACGTATGTTACCGAGAACGTAGTTAATAGAATTGGTTAGTTGGGTCATGCTAGTTCTGCTCGTATGTAAAGGCAAAGCTAATAGTATCAGTATTAGCCATAACTACGGGGGTAGAACCGCTCCATCTATCACCGTTGCTGCCTCCCGCTGCTAGCGTGTTGCTAGTAAGAGTGAAAGCTACATAGCCGTAGGTGTTAGCCGCAGAAGCGTCACGGATGGTACAAGTACCAGCCGATTCAAATACCGCTCCTGATTGAGTGTTGCTCGGAATGCTAATGGTATAGTTACCACTACCTGGCGCAGTGGTAGAACCAATAGTAATACGTGCTCGACCATGAACGATCTTACCTATTTGTGTCCAGGAGCCCGTGATACTACCATTACCAATAGTCGGGAGAGTTCCACTGGAACTCCATGTGGGAGAGTACGAAGGCCACTGCGGCTGATAAGCACTAATCGTGAGCCAACTACCCGAACCCACATCCCAGATTTGTAGTGTCTTCGTATCCGTGAGCCAAATTGCGTATCCTGCATACAAGTTGTTTGTGGGCTTAGTCGAACTAGTACAAGGATAGATGCCACCCATACTCGTGATAGGCAGTCGTGTATCGGTCACATTGGAATTCAGAACTGAGGTAACTCCTGCATTGACACGAACTTGTGCAATGACTAGGGAGTTAGCTGGTGCTGTAGCAGGTGCCGGCGACGATGCAGGAGTACCTGCAATAACATTAAGTGCTGCGTCGTTAAACGCTGTACTATATTGTGCGTCGCGAATCTGCATAACAACAACGTCGATGCGTGGCAGTGTCGGATGCGACGCAGTTACTGTAACCGTAAGAGAGGCATCGTTCAAGCAGGTGTACTGTCCCTGCTTACCGCCCTCAGTACCTGGTACAACACAAACGCCTGCTGCAATATCTACGGACATTGCAGGGCTTACTGACTGCGTAACCTTGAGAGCCCCACCCAGCGTCATGTTGACACCACCGAAGGACTTAAGACTGTTAGAACTCAAAGGTCCAAGAGTAAGTGCATTGGCAATACTTCTATCAGTCTCGGCCGTATGTGTGGCCAGATTCTGAAAATACGCTACGGGCTGTATAACGGTCACAACTACCTCCAGGCATCTCTGTAAGCGACAGTAGCAGTTGAAGTACTACCGGATGCATTTCGGTAGTGGAAGATGTTATTGCCGACGGGCAACAGGTACCAGTTGGGCAATTGTAAAGTACCTCGTCGACTCACAGTGCCGTTCAACATGACTGTGTGGTTAAGCAAGTCGACTACTAGTACATCGGATACGCCCAGAGTAATGATAAACTGCAATGCAATACCCACAGTGTCGTTAGTAATCTGTGGATTGGTACAAGGACCTGTAATGGTAATAGTAGCTGGCGCAGGCCTATTTCCACCAACAACAAATGAGTACGAATCTGGAACCGTAACGATGGTTCCGTACCCATAGTTGTAACTCTTATTGTAGCCACGACCACTTGTGATAGTAGACCCTGCAGCCATGACAATACTATTGAGAACGTTTGTGTATAGTCTCGGATCTTCTGCATGTACTAAAAACTGAACTGGTGCTGTTCCAGTACGACGATCCTGTGTCCAGTTGTATCGACAACCCATAGGCTTAACGAACAGCACACGCTCAGCAACACCTGGAGCCTTAACATAGAATGGTACCAGAGTCCGGCTGGGTGCATAGTTAGCTTTCAAGGAATCCAAATACGATTCCATCGTATCGCCGTCAGCGTAGATAGAACCCACTAGGACAATGTCGCGTCCTGATTCGAATTCAGCATCTACGAAGTCGCCATCGGCACCCTCGTGGTCGCGAGATGCTTGTCTGAAGGGTGCGGAATCTAAACCATCAACTTCGATGATGTCTACAAACGGCACATCCATGCTATCGTCATTGAGCAGGACGCCAGTGTCAAGTAATTGAAACGTAAGGTCGTCTGTTAGGATCGGCACCTAGTCCTCCTCTACTGCCGCATGGAAAGTTCCCAGCCAAGATCGGCTGCGTGCTTACGAGGATTAACCTCTTGCGTATTGACCGTAATGTGGTTGTTAATAACCTTCTGTGGTTGCCCTGGAGCGGTACTTGTTGCGCTAGAGCCTTGCATCCCATACTGCGAGTTAGTATGTGGCATAATAGTTTTGTTAACTTCAGTTACTGTACTAGACAAGTTGTTCATCTGGTCGTGAATGCCGTTGATAAGTCCTGTCATAATATAATTACCCGCAGGACGAAGCATCTTCAAGTCCTTAGACTTCGGACCCTTGTGAGTAATAATGAATACGCCAACATCCTTTAGGGTACTGCCTAGCTTACCCATGGAGCTCGTAATGCCGTCGATCAACCCTTGGATAATATCCTTACCTGCATTCACCAGGAAGCTTCGTGCATTAGCGAATGCGGCCTTAATAACAAGTACCATATTGGCAAACACGTTGGAACCATAGGTAGCAAACTTCCAAAGCCAAGAGATAAGATCGCCAATCCAACCAATAACCTTCTTAATGCCAGCTATAATCTTATCAATAGCTTCAACCATTCCAATAATGGAATGTACGACAGCGAAGATAACACCCGCTAGTACAATCAGTGCACCAACTAGTAGGACACCAATTACAACAACGAAAGCGCCTACAACAATAATCAGGTATTTGAAATTGCTAGCCATGAAGGAAGTAAATTCCTTTACTTCCTTCTTGTGCTTACCTAGGTAGTCAATAATCTCCTTGATCATCGGCATCAATATACTCTTGATCGCCCACGCAGCAACCTTGATACCGTTTTCTGCCCACTCCATCAACGCGTGCATCGCTTCGCGAACCTTTGTATTAAAGGTTTTCAAAGTCCAATTCGAGAACCTTGCCAAAGCGGGACCAATGTCACGCTTAAAAATATCTCGAATCTTAGCAAGTACTGGCCAAAGGTAGTGGTCCCAAGCACGTCTAACACCCTTAGCAAAATCAACCAAGTAGCCCCAAAGGTCCTTAGCGATTTTGATTAAATCTTTCCAAGCAGTTTGTAGTACCGTAGTGTGCTTCCAAAGTATATAAACAAATCCGGCTATTGCTAGAAGTGCAATACCTACGCCACTGATAATCAAAGCGGCACCCGACAAACTAATTCCTAGTGTGGCCATAGCACCGAGCAAAGTTATAATTGCTCCGCCAACAATTAGGAGAGCTCCTCCAAGTATTGCTAAAGCAGTTGCAGCTAGGAAGAGCCAAATAATTACCTTTTGTGTTGTCGGTGAAAGCTTTTCGAACTTGGTAAGAATTTTGTTGAGCCAATCAACAATAACAATCAGAACGGGCAATAGCGTATTGCCAAGGAATACCTTAAGCGTCTGCCACTTGTTCTGCAGAAGTTGCGTCTGTGCTGATACTGTCTTAGACATTTTGCTATACGCCGACTGGAACTGCCCAGACGAGTGGTTCATATCATTAATGAATTTGTTGAGTGCCTTCAACTGTTCAGGATGTAGAATAACCTGATCCAAGAAGCGCCGAGCCTGAATGGTTCCACCGCCACCAAGGAACAGTGCTTGCAGCGCAGGCAGTTGAGACTTCTTAGGCATTGCCAGGATCTTCTTCTGGATCTCTCCTAAGAGTTCCGTGAAGGGCTTCAACTTACCTGCGGCCGTATAGGCCTCGATGCCGATGTCCTTCATGTTCATAACGGTTTTGGAGTTACCCAAGGCATCGAAAGCACGTGCAGCGGAAGCTGCAGCCATTGCAGGACTCAGACCATTACGAGTCAGGTACGCAAGAGCACCCGCAAGATCCTGAATTGAAGCACCATATCTCCGTGCAGAGGGAACAGCACGACCAATAACACTGGAGAACTGTGCATACGTTCCAACGCCCTTACGGACTAGCTGGAACTGGATATCCATAATTCTATTGACTTCTGAAAGGGGAATCTTGAACGCATTCATGATACCCATTGTTGCAGTCGATGCATCTTGAACATCGACCTGACCAGCAACAGCACCCTTAGCAAACGCAGTAAGTAGAACCTTAGACTCTGCTAGGTTAGCATCCGTGGAAGAGAAGATGTCGTATAGGGTTGCTTGCATCTGATCGAACGGTGCTGCGATCTGATTAGCAACATCAATACCTTCTTGGCCCAAGTCCTGCAGAGAAGCCTTGAATCCATCTACCTGTGTTTGTGTTAGAGCAACTTGACGTTGGTATTCTACAGCAGATTTCGTTGTGGATAGTAGAGCAACGGCACCAACCGCACCTACGCCAATCAGTGCGATACCTGCTAGAGTAGCTGCCTTACCCACCGAGGACAAAGCATTATTCAAACGTGTCTGTGCTGCGTGAGCCGCATCAGCCTTGCGTGCACTCTTCTCAAGCGCACTCGCCTGTGCCTCAAGTGCTAGCGATTCCTTTTCCGTTTCGTCTGCAGCAATACGGGCTGCAGCACCCTGCTTCATTTCAGCCGCTTCAAGGCGCAGCGCAGAAGTCTCTGCGGCCGTATTCGCCTTGAGTAGTCGAGCTTCCTGTTCTAGCAAACGTGCATTGTTCTTAATGTTCTCGACTTCTACATCCGAGCCACCATTAAGCTTTCGTTCCTCTGCAAGTGCACGAAGGCCGGCAGCACGAGCTCGCAAGTCCTTTGCCTGCGCATCAGCGTTAGCATTGAGCTGAGACGCTCGGGCTTCAAGCGCTCGGGCATTTGCTTTGACCTCGTCCGTTTCCTTAAGAACAGTATTCGCCGCACGCTTGTTCGCAGCTTCTTGCCGAAGGCCTGCAGCTTGTGCCCTAAGGCTCTGTGCCTGTGCTGCGTTACCCACCTTGAGCAAGTCACGAGTAACTCCGTTCAGTGCTCCCGATGCTTCATCGCGAACACGAAGAACGAAGAACAAGTCGCGTGCGGTAATGCTCACTTAGACCCCTTCGGGTTATCGAGCTCTTGCTTAACGTTCTCCCAGTGCATTACTCGGGTCATCCAATAGACGAAGTAATTATCCTGATCTAACAAACCTCCTGACTCCGGCAAGACGTGGTACTTAGCACATAACCTCACCGTAGTCAAAATGTCCATTGTGGCTTCTCTATGGTCCTCATGCTTACCCTGACCTGTTGTACAAATCAGTGCATAGAGAACCTCATCTATTTTCCCTCGTCCTCGCCACTTTCCCAATCATTGTGATTGGTGATGAGGTCGTCGATCTCTTCACCAACATTGCCGTCGAGCATCTTAACGTGCTCAGGATTTTTAAAGTTGAGCATCGCTTCGCTCTCCGGGTTAGCGGGATCAATCAGGTAAGTAAGATTGTGATCCAAAATGGAGACTGCGAACTCAAACTGCGTAACCTCTTCGTTCATCATGTCCAGCTCGGCACTGAATGCCTGAGCCTGCTTAGAACGACGTTCTGCACGATTGCCTGCAGAAGAGTCAGTGTTGAGCTTCATCTTGGACATGAACGACTTACGCTTCATCTTCTCACCGTAGGTGAGGCGACGGATCTTTACAAACCCGCCGGGACACGATACCAGCTCGTGGGTGACTGTACCATCACCAACACCGGTCGCAATTGGCATTACAGGCTCCCCTCAAAAGCCCGGGCCCCCTGAAGGGTAGAACACCACAGGGCGCGAAAGATTGAAATTGGACCTCTAGTGTCTAAGCTCGTCTAACAAGAAAGATCTTGAGCCGGTGTATCTCTGTAGCTTCGAGTATTCCTCTTGTTAGACGTAGCTTAGACTTGATTAGACTTAGTAGAGACTTCAAGCTAGAGCTCTTAAGCAGCTAGCGTCATGGCCGTATGAATTGCTGCAATCTCTGCAGGCATGTTGAACGCCGAGTTAGGCATACCACTCCATGCCCAGACCATAACATCTGTAGCACCGGCTGCGCGACACTGATTGATCAACTTAGTTAGCCACTGGGCACGATTGGTGCCTACGAGATCGAGCGTAGAACGGTTGGCACCCATTTCTGCTACGCCCCAGGTGAAACCATGCTTCTTGCACCAAGCCACAATTGCAGCGATGGTCGCCGTGTAGTCGTGGTAGCCAGACTCTCCTGCCTTAGGAGAGATACCATCGAGGTCGAAGTAGTAGCGCGTGACGCCTTCGATGATGTACTTGTCGAGATTCTTATCAGGGTTGGTAGCACAGTCACCCGTAAGGATAACGCAAACGTTGCCAGTGCCCATAGCGACGAGATCGCGCATATCGTTCTGCCAGCCAGGGAAGTCGAATGGCACTCCACCAGGCTGCTGGCTCTTAATGTCCTTAGCATCGACCTCGTGGACCTTGGTAGCCCACTTGTAGGTCTTGAGAACATCCGCCGTGGGCATTCCAGTCTTGAACGAGCCGACGCACTCGCGGTCGGAGTAAGGTGCGACTGCAAGAGCTCCAGAGAAGAAGATACGCATGATCTTACTCTTCACACCGAACTGCTTGTCGACTTCGGCAGCACCACCCGCAGCGGACCAAGGTGTGTCGCCCACTACGAAGGGCTCTGGCACAGGTACTGGAGGTACTACTGGTGCAGGCGTATACACAACATCGATCGTGGAACCATCTTCGTTGGTAATTGTTGTCATAGCCCCTCCCTCTAAGGCTAGTGCAGACTTACTCTGCCGCGATGTCTTCCTCGAACGTGGCGGTGTATTCCTTACCGGTAGCGATGCCGATCTTCTCTACGACCTCATTGCGAATGGTGATCGCGAAGTTGAGGCCAGGAGAAGCGGAAGCCCACTCCTGGTTGATCTCCTTACCATTCGAACCGTAGTTCGGATACATCTGAACGTACTGAGCATCAGCACCATTCGGTGCAACGTAGCCGACCTTGACCTTAGCTGTGAAAGCCATTTTCTCTCCTACTTAAGTGCTGATCGGACGAAGCAATCTTTTGCTTCGATCAAACGTTGGAGTCCTAGCGTAAGCTGTTCTCCATCAAGAGCCTCATTCAAAAACATATCATAGGCTAAGTCGTGACATCTCTTACTGGTCTCCCTTAGTACACCCTCAGGAAGATGAATGTATTCGAAGTATTTCAGCTTAGCCATAGCACTGGGATGACGATCCATTAGTTAACAAGCTCCTGCGTCTTAACTACGATCTGGTATGCGGCAGGCGAAGCACTCAACATGATCTGGTAGTTAACGGTAGCACGAACGAGATCACCCTGACCACTCAAAGCGACTTCGAACGTATCACGCATCGCAACCGGAGCTAGGATGCTAATACTGTTGTTAGTACCCTTAGTGGCCGTAAGCGTAACCGTCTGAGATGTGTATGCGAGGAATGCTGCATAGTCGGTCTTGTCGACGAAGTCGCGCTGAACCTGAAGTGTCGTAGTACGCTCACCATATGCGATGAACTGTGCACCGCGGTTAGTGTTCTTCAGACGGAACTGACTCGTGCCCGAATCGTCAATACCGAACTCGAACGTGTCCGTATCAAAAACAGGCGTCCCTGTGGGGAGCTCAATGCTATACTGGCCAGCACCAAACGGAGCCGTGTTCAAGAACGACACCGAAGGAGCGGCCTGCGTAGCTTCGTTCGTGCCCAGGATACTTACAGTGCAAATTAGTTCACCGTTCTCGATCGTGAACTTAATAGCACTAATAACGCAACCCACGTATCCGAAGATCGCACCAGAAGTTCTCTGGATAGTCAGAGAGCAGGTACGCGGAGGAATAGCATCAGGAATTGGTGTAAACGTGTAAACGTAGTTCGGGTTGGATCCCGACTTCACACACGTCATACGAGCGCAGAAGAAGAAGTACGGCAGTACGTCTTCGAACGCCTCCATGGCGATGTCACCCTCGATGTGAAGGTTACCGGGCGAGGAGCCAACAACGTCCGCAGACTGCCGAATCGGTCGACGCCAAACGGTATCCTGTACCGCCTTCAGTGACTCATTGTTGAATGCAAAGAACTTCTGCGGAGCGGTATACGTACCATTCGAGAACGCTGAATTGAACGCTGGGAGCGCACCTGCAGGAACTCCAACGGCTGCGTCGTTGTACGTTGTGACAAGGCCCACCGTAGCTAGCAGAAGCTCGGTGCCTGTAGCACCTGCTGCAGCGGTACGATAGATCTTATAACCCGTAGCACCAGTAACAGCTGTCCACGTAATGACGTTGGTAAGGTTACCTGCAGAAGTCGTACCTGTAAGCTCGTTGGAAATCGAGGTCTCACCAGACGCGTTGAGTGCGGTAATGTAGTACTTGTACACACCTGCAGTAAGAGCACCACCGGCCGTGGGTGTCGCAGCAAGTGCAACAACAGGTGTTAAAGTCTCAAAGGCGATACCCGCATAACCGCCTGCGCCAATACCATATGGCATGTTACTCTCCTGCCTTGGTGTGGATCGTCAGCTCAGCACCTTCGGGCATAACACTCTGGTTGAGCAGCAAGCCCGTAGTCTCCCTAAACGAGGCTGCATTGTCCTCATCAAAGTGATGTGTTTCACCCGCTTCTAGCAATCCCAAGCCGACGACGATAATCGAATGGTCAGTTTTGTTAGCAACGTAATACTGCATCTTTCCTCCTACCGAAGAGCCGTCTTGGAATAGCCGCTGAAAGTGACCCTGTTAGTTCTGTACAAGGTGTTCGATCGATATGTGTATCCGGACTCATTGAGTTGGCAGAAGCAGTGAATAAGTAGTCCACCAGGTCCACCGCCCGTGTCAAGATTGCACTGTGGATCTTTATGAATCAAGGCCTCGCCCGCTTCAGACAGTTGCTGAACCTGCTGTCGCGTGTTTTGATTACTTTGAGTTACATCTGCGTGGTACCACATGAAGTAGACCTGGAAGTCGTTATTCGTACGATATGATACGCCCTCCAAGGTTCTAGGACGTGAGCTGGGCTCAATGCACAAAGCCGGCACCGCAGGAAGTTTATTCTGATCCCCGTACCAAACGTTGTCAGGGGTTAGAACAACCAGACCGCTCTTGTCTGTAATCAAACCAGCTGAAGCAGCAGTCTTAAACTTATCCACTTGATACTGGACAAGAGTATCTAGGGAGTCCGTTAAGCTACTCACGATGGAACCTGCCTGACTTAATAGCACGCTCTTCCATCCAGGCACTGAAGATCGCTTCCATCTTCGGAACGTCGTCAGATTGCCACATGATGAATGGTCGAGCTGGAAGGTTCCAACCGGCATCCGCTTCTAGCAAGAGCCCCACAGCGCGGTTCTTAATAAAGGACTTGTCCGCTAGAGACAAAGCTTTTCCGGGGCTTAGAATTCCACGACCCTCTAGCTCCTTAACAGCACTCGGGATGAACTTCTGAATCAGTGCATTGGCTTCCTTGCTACCTGGAGCATGTGATAGCAACTTGTCCGCGATACCAGATTCACCTCGAGATGCACCCGCCTGATGAAATGCACCATAGAACACGTCATCAGGCAGAGCTCGAACGGTTGCGAAGGTCGTACCAATTTCCCAAATGTTAAGTTGTGTGGCTTTGCGCCGAAGCTTTCCAGTCACTTCGAGAATGGGCCATGCACTAAAGCCGCGAGCCTTGATAGTGTTCTCGGCCAAAGGTTCCCAAGCAGGACGTCCACCAGTATCAAAGTTCTTGCGGATGGATGGAATCATTACCTGCTTGATGACCTGTGTCAGAGGAACTTTCCAAGAGCGAATGTCTAGGCTAAGACGTTCGATGTCTTTGGCTACGATGCCCATAGAGGGCTTAAGGCTCCAGGACGCAGAAACGATTTTGTCCTGGCGCAAGCTCATAACGGCCGAAGCAATGTCGGCAGGAAAGATAGCTCCAGAACCAGAAGGCATACGAGGCAGTGTAGTAGCCATTAGAATGTCTGCCACATCGAGAAGTGTGCCGGACCTAGTGACGGATCATCACAAGTAGCCTTCTGGATGCTAGAATTGTCTGTCGGATAGAAGCTAGGCTCTTCGCCCTGATTAGGTGTTCCCGGGATGGTAATGGTTCCATCAATGATGCCTGCAATGAGCATAGCCGCATTAGCAGCAAGCGCAGAGGCGTACGGATTACCCTTATCAGTATCTTCGCTGTACGTGCGATTGTAAAACCAGCTGACGTACATCTTAGAAATGATAACGCGAATAAGTTTAGGAGTAGAGGTTGGATCTAGCCACGTCGAGGTATCATAGGTACCTGCGAGCTGACCAATAACTTCCTCTTCGATATTAGCCAGGAGGTATGTATCAAGGGTCGCCAGCTTGAGCTTAGTAGCTTCACCCCAAGCCTGCGCCTCTTCGATTATGATACGAGCCATTACTACCTCCCTCAATGGTAGCGTAATTCGTCAGGAGGGACGTCCTCGCCTGTCTACGGCACTGGACGTCCCTCCCATCTACTCCGCGCTACTAGACCGAAGTGTCGCCCGAAGCCGAACCTTCAGGCGTCTCATCCGTCTGTGCTGCTGGAGTAGAAGTAGTAGTCTTCGTCACCTTAGGTTCAGGCTCCGGAACTACTGCCTCTTCCTGCAAAACGCCCGCTTCCCACAGCTTCTTCATGTCTTCGGCCTTAAGACCCTTGACAATGCTACCGTAAGGAAACTCTGTTACCGTGTTGACGATCTCACCAGTGCCTTCGATGACCTCTTCAACACCGTGTCGAATGTTCGATAGTGCCCGATAAACGAAGTTGTCAGCCATTACGCCACAGCCGCCTTAATCAGGTAGCCTGCGATGGACAGACCCGCGTCGGAAGTACCCGCGTCACCCTGAGCCGGAAGCTTAAGGTCATAACGACGACGAATACGAAGAACGTCCGACGCACGCTTCTCTTCGCGCCAGCGGTCAACGAACTGGTTGCCCCACTGGAACTCGTAACCGAATGCAGGAATCTTGAGACCTGCACGCGAGGGCACGTAAGCTAGGACGACGTCCTTGCCCCAGAGATAGCCAAGCGTAGACGGCTGACCTTCGTGGGCACTGTTGATACCAACACCAGGAACGACGACGTTACCCAGACCAAGGACCGCAGACAAGAGTTCCGGCGAGAAGATCGCACGCTCGGAATACTTGATGCGCTCGAGGAAGTCCGGGTGGTCTTCCAGCACGACCATAACCGAATACGGAATCACTGCCGTAGTCGGGTCGAGGAAGATGCGGTTGTGGATCTGCGTCTTACCCGTACGAAGATCGTGAATCGGATCCGAGTTGACGTAGTCGCTCCACTGGGAAGTACCCGACAGTGTCGTCGTCGACGTCGAAGAGTAGTTTGCGGCCGTGGTCGCCTTGAGCTGCATAGCAACTTCGCGACCAAGCATAATGCGCGAGGTCACAAGCTCAGTGGCGTCACGATCCGGAGCCAGAGGCGCATCGGCGTTCGAGCGCTCTTCGTCCGTGACCGCAATCTGAAGCGCGTGCTCCTGTGCGTAGTACTGGTCTGTGGAGACCGCGAGACCGTTGATCTCGTTAGCTTCCGTACCCGGCGCACGAATGTCGCCAGCCTCGGGAAGCCACGCCTCGCGACCAAAGATGTAGTACTTGTCCGTCTGCTTCATCACGGTGACGGACGGGAAGAGCTGTTCGCCCACTAGTCCGGCATTCGGCCACGCAACGCTGATCTGTGAAAGAACAACATCGACGTGGACGTTACCGCCACCTGACGGGTTATAAGTAGCCACTTACTGTCACTCCCTTCAGGTGTATTAGGCGAGCTTAATCGCGCCGGGCGTAAGCAGTACGTCGATGAGGTCGCCCGCAGCAACAGTACCACCAGGAACAGTCATACCAACACAAATGCCCATAACGTAGTTGGTACCACCGGTAGCGGCCAGAACGGCTCCACCAGTCGAACCGCACTGAATCGGCGACCCAAGTGCAATTGCGCCCGGAGTACCATTGGCAACCATCTTGGTAATACCCAACAGACGAACGTCTGCAACAGCATTACCGTAGGCGACCTTGACAGCGTCCATGTTCTCCTGAACAACACCCAACGTAATAACCGTAGGTCCTACGTTCAGGTCGATGTATGCAGTGCTCGAAGCAACCGCGAACTTGACGGCTCGATAAGCCAGCACGCCCGCAGCCGCGGAGCTGTTGTACGTCTTAAGGACGGGGAAGCCCTTATCGAGTACGTAGTTACCGCCACCAGCCATGACCTATCCTCCCTTACTCGCGGAACGCGAACGAGTCGTTACGGTATGCGTCGTACAGGCTCGGGTTCTGCCGCGAGGCCTCTTCCGTAGCATCTGCGAACGACATACCCGTGTTTTCGGTCATGATCTTGGTCGTGAGCGCCTGGAACTGCTTCTCGGCAGTGTCGCCCGTGGGGTTGTACAGAGCACGACCACCAGCACGCTCGCCCATCTCGACTACGAAGGACGTCGACGACCGCATGAGCTTCATAAGCTCCCAGATCTTCGACGACAGCGTTGTCGTCATGGACTCGTCAAGCATGATCTCACGAGTCATATTCTTAGCGACCGGAGAAAGCACCAGCTTGGAGTTGTCAAACTCCGACAGCTTCATCGTTACTTCCTGCTCAATCAACATCTTAGCGTTGTGAGCATTGGCAGTGGTGAGGCCTTCGACGAGGCTAACCAGACCTGCAACGGTCGGGTTGTTCTCCGCAAGCTCACGAATTTCCTCGCTCAGCCGGTGCGTAGGCGCCGGCGGGGTCGGAGGAGTGGGCTTCTTGTCTTCCGGAGGATCGGTCTTCGGAGCGCCCGAGGGGAATGCTTCAGACAGCTGCTTAATCAGCCCAAGCCGAGTAGCAACTTCCTCATCCGTAGCATCCTCGGCCAGCCCGATGCTCTTGCGCAGTGCCTTCGGGTCCACCTCATTCTCCTTATCATTTGTTTTGTCAGAATCGTTGAAGCTGAGCTCTGACAGGTTGATCGGCAGCAGGTCCTTCAGATAGGGCCTGTTAGTGATTCCACCACCGAACAAGACATTCATGTGCTGAGTGCCCTGATTATCTACCCACTCATCCCGAAATTCCGGAGAGAAGTATTTGTAGGCACCTTCACGAATCTTCTGCGCAGCCGTCTTGGTCCACTCAACGAAGCCCTTAAGGACTGTACCATCGAACTGGACCTGCTTGAGCCAACCGGCTGCTTCGCCACCCTTAGAAGGATCCTTCTTGTGGTCGTAGTCGATGTCAAGCTCGATGCCGCGAACGTTCTTCGAGAAGTTGTCCGCGAATTCCATAAGCTTGGCATTCGTGAAGCGAATCTCACCCCAGATGGGGTGCTGATAAGTACCTACACGCGCAAGGTCAATCCAACCACTATCCTGGTCTTCAGATAGGAGCTTGGTCAAATCGACATACTGTGTATAGGCTTTAATGGTCATCGCTTACCGCCACCCTGGCCCTTGCCCATCGGAATGCCAATTACGCCGGGCTGAGCACCATTTCGAACCTCCGTCATACCACGACGAGAAGGCATCTTCGACTTGGCCGGAATAATAGCACTCTTAGCTCGCGGTGCCTTAGCAACCTTAGGCTGACCCTCGGGAGCGGTCATACACAGACCAGACGAACCAGCCTTAGCAGGCTTCGTGGGGTCAGTCATCTGAGCTCCGCCAGCCTTACCCTTTCGCGGTGCAGGCTTAGCAACGTTGGGCTGACCGTCCGACATTGCCTTTCCCGGCATCTTCTTTGCCGCGGCCTTCTTTACGGGAGCCGCCTTCTTCGCCATAAATGGCGGCAGTGCTTTCTTTGCAGCCACTGGTTGTCTCCGTCCGCCACTAATGGCTTTATCAACGTGGACATTGCCCGACCCGGATGGGCTGTAAACGCTCATGGGTTCATCCCTTCCGGATTGGATCTCTTATCTTGATTATAAAGTAGTCAAACGATAAAAGCTAGTGTCACTTATTTCCCGAGCGGTCGATGCCAGCATTACTCGTTCCGGTGCCAGATGTAGGATGAGCATTTGGTGCAGACTGCCTAGGTAGTCCAGGCTTATTAGCTGCAGCATTCTGCTTATCACCACCATTAACGGCAGTACCTGTAGCACCTGCACTAGGTACCACGCTACTGTTTGACGATCCAGTAACCTCTGGCGCATTGGCAGGAGCCGGGTGAATCTGAATCGGCGTACGAGCCGTCTTGGGATCTGCGGCAGGAAGATCCATCTCGCGACGGATATGTGCCTCTAGTACATCATCAGCACGTATAACGTCAGAGCCAACAAGGTTACGAACGGCAAACGAGAGGGTGCGAAGATCATCCCACTCTCCAATCCGACGGGCACGCAACGAAGGATAGCCTCGACTAGCGCCCAATTTGAAGTTAATGTCGACAAGCTGCGGAATAACGTGCTTATTAATAATGTCGCAGATAACATCCGCAATATATCTAGTCGACTTCAAGAAGATATCGATGTTAGGATCAGAGGTACCCGATTCCGCATCCAAGAACGCACCCAAGACATTTGACTTGATGCGCATGTCGTGGTGCTGAATCGACTTCAAGCAGTCGACCGGCTGCCCTTCGAGCTTAGCAAATATGACGTCCCACATGGGCGGTAGGGTAATGTGTGCACGTTCGTTAGTACGCAAGTTCCGCCCGAGGTTGTCCGCAAGCTGCTGATCTGCAACGGTGAAGCCTGGCGGAAGCTTGATGATGGGAATGCCAATACCATGACGTTCCTTCTGAATCGCATCGATCTTGTACAGCGTATCCTTGTAGTACCAGTGCTTATATGCCGAACGAAGAATAGAAATACCTGTAAGGTCTCCAGCCTCCATGTCGTGTGTAAACACAACCATCTTAACGATCGGAATTAGTACGTCCTCGGTTGCCGGAGCCATACCTGTATCTGGCCCCAAAGGACTAGGACCACTGTATGGGTTGGAATACATTCTACAGCCGTCGGGACCGCCATTGCGATCGTAAAACCATTCCTGAATATCGAGAGGATGCCTCGGAGCAAGCTTCTGCAAGCGCATCTTCCCGTCAGAATCCTCCGATCGCCATACCTTTTCGAACGCCATATAGCCGTAGTCAAGCATGAGAAGAACGTCTGCCAGTACTGTTGACCAGCTGACATTCATCTTGTTCATAAGATTGTCTTCAACAAACGTGGCAATCTTCTTATCTTGCTCAGTAGGTGGCGTATTCGAATCAGGCGTATAAGGCTCTACGAACCAGTGTGCACTTTGAACAGGTGTCTTCACTAGTCGCATAGATGCTCGTACAGCACCATCCTGTCGACGCATGTTGTAGTAGATCCGAATGCCACTTTGACCATTGAGCTTAGTGTTATCGTCTCGACGGGTCCACGATGTGAACGGACTCGGAGCTGTATAACCCATCTCAGCAATAGCAGCATGGCGTGTAACGCCCGGATCACGCAGTTCGACACTTTCGTGAGGTGCTACAACCATGAAGCCAAGCTTATCGTCAACAGAGATTACTGTGTTGTCGCGAAGGATCTCGGACAGTTCCATGGACCCCCGGTCCCCGGAGTGCTCGGGCTCCACAGGACGCGATGAGCTGCTTGCGGGAACAATATCGGTTGTCATGTTAGAAGTGCTCCAAGTCGCTCATGCTAAAGTAGCCGCCGGATGAGGTCGGAGAGAACGTCCCTTGCGGCACCAATAGGTCTTGGACCGTGTATACATCGCTGAGTCGTGCTCGGCAACCCAGCTTGTAGATGTGCATCAAAGCATAACGGATGGCATCAAGCGCGTGATCATCGTAGGCCTGAGCAGCTTCTCGAGGGTTACGAAGGACTTTACCTACGGTAGACGGTGCTCGATAGTTGTTGAATTCCCGAATGGTATTAATGCAACTGTGGTCGACAAAGAGCTTGGGCTCTTCGAGTGGTGTCCCGAACTCATCACTCTCTCCGACCTGACGCAGCTTTAGGAACGTATTGACTAGCGTAACACCTTCACGCCAACCCGACTCCATCTTACCCTTTTGCTCGACACCCGACTTAGCCTCAGGCAACGCAAAGCAAGGAGCTAGCTCTTGACTGATTTGAATTGCAGCTCCAGGATCTGCTGCGTCTCCGAAAGCAAGATCAATCTTGTACCCTTCGGGCTGCTCTCGGTTTTTAAGCTGAAGTATGTGTTCTGGCAACGTAAGATACGGCTTGTAATGCTCTCGCCAAACGTGTATAGTGTCCCAAGGGGAAATTTGAAATTCGATTGCGGCAAGGGGGTTGGTGAATCCCCAGTCAAAGGCCATGTAGTTAGGCCAGGCAGGATTGTAGACATGCTTTCGGACATGTGTAGTCTCCTTGAACACTTCATAGATCTTACCCACGAACGCACTGAAGTCGGCCCCGATCTCCTGCAAGAACCAGGGAACGATCGTAGTGTCCTCGATCAGCAGGATCTCAGGATCTGTGCGGCCACCAGGGTAGATAGCCGGGTTGTCCCAAGAGGGAAACTGCCACGATTCGTAGTCAGGGAAGTTCGGATTCTGCCCCCGAGCCCACTCATCGTACAACCAATTGTAGCCTTCAGGCGTGGTTGGGAATGTCGCACCGCCACGACGGTCAGCAAGAGCTGCACGAATGTAGCGCTCCCAGGTATCCTTCTTGTGCTTGGCCGCCTCGGACATAATGGCAAAGTCGAGTCGCTCACCGACGAGGTTCTCGGGGTGATCGGCCGAGCGACATTCAATACGAGTCTGCCACGGGAACTCAATGTACATTACCCCGCTGTGCTTGTTGTACGCACGCTTAACTCTTTTGTCGCGACCGAGGCCCAGTCCGATGATCATGTCGTCCCAGATTACCCGGAACTCCTTCTCGGCCAAGTCATAAGTCGGTCCGATAATCCATCCACGCTGATCGGGAAGCAGTAGTGATGGCTGTACATCCTTGCCAGCCATCGTACTCTTACCGAACCGTCGACCGCAAATCGGAAGGCGAAACCGTGCCTGACTGTTGTGGAACAGCTTCTGCTTAGGGTGGGGCTTGTAGTTGATCAGGTTGAAGTAAGCAGCCTTGTCGATGATCTTGCCACCGAACGGCTCACCGCGATCTAACATCACCCCTCCTTGACTTAACGTAAATCGCAAGATCCGTTAAATGTTACAGAAACATTTAGCCCATATAATAGGTGCCGTTGCGGACATCACCGGGCTGGTTACGCATCTGCGTAACGCTCGCGTAGGTCTCACTGTGGTGACCTACACGCACATTAACTGTAGTGCCCGAAACGATACCCGTGATAACAGCTGCACGAGGCTTGACGTAGTTGGTGTTACCGCCGATGGTCTTCCTCTGCATGTAGGTTACATGCCTGTTAATCTTGGGCTTCCAGGCCATCAGAACCTCATGTTCTTGTTAAAGTACCATGCCAGCCAAAGGTACCCGGCACCGAGAACTACTACAGCGGTGCCGGGTACGATTAGCCACAACCAGTTAGGATTCACATTACACCCTTAGGATCGCTGCGGGGTAGCATATCCGGCCGGCGTACCAAACCGAAGCGTGTACTTAGTAGTGCTTGTGAACGGCTTAGCATTCTGCACTACACCCGTAACACCACTCTTAGGCGCATTGTTCGAGTACCGCGTTGCTACGGTTGCAGTCGCTGTTGCCAGCGTAGGAAGCGCACCCGCAGGCGTCGCATTCGTGTCTGTGTAGGTCGTAACGGCACCAACAGTCGCCAGCAGCAACTCGCTACCACCCGTACGCCCGTAGATCTTGTAGTTAGTAGCACCAGTCACAGCACCCCAGTTAAGGACCACGCTTCCAGAACCACCACCACCTGCCACTGTAGCCGTCTTAGTCACCGAGGCCAAAGTCTCCGCCCCACCAGTACCGACGGCACTAATGCGGTAGCCATAGGTACCATCGGCAAGCGACCCACCGCTCGCAACAGGCGTAAAGGTTCCCGCTACCGGAATACTCACACCTCGGTAAGCCGTCACCGCAAGAACAACACCGGCCCGCGTCTTACCATTCTTCCGCAAGATCACATTCGTTCGACCCTGCCGCTTAGTCCGCACAGCCTGCTGAGTAGGCATATCTTAAGTCCTCCCTTGTAACACTACCGCCTCATGCGCCCTTCAATGCTCCACAGGGCGCACCAATACAATTCTGACCTACGCTGTTTATCTTAAGTCTAACAATCAAGATCCGCAGCCTATAGAACTACCAAGCTTCGACGATTTCCTTAGTCTAATTAAAGTCTAAGCTTGTTAAATCGCTGGAATCTAAAGCTCTTTAGCTTTCTATATAACTCTTAGATCCGACTGACCTTAGCGCCCTCATTGCGCTCTGCAAGCGTAGGCTCCTTCAGTACGGAACCGAAGAGATTGCCCCACATGTCGTCCCGCGAAGTATCAACCTTAGCATCAGGCGTACGGCCCATGACGCGCTCGACGATATACTTCGACGCTGCGAGACGATTGCGCTCGCTATCGCTGGAGACGGCAATGTCTGCAATTACCTGTGCAGCCAACGGGAGATTGTCTCGGAAGATCTCCATTGCAATGTGCTCAGCCTCAGGTACACTCATTCGAGCTGCACTAGGAGCTGCCTTCAAAGCCTCGAGTTCCTCTTCCGGAAGCCAACTCGAGTCTGGTTCGTAAGGCATCACACCACCCCTTTCCGGAACGGTTCTCTATATCTTTGATTATAACTGATTCCTCCTTGATAGTCAACGGGTCAATATTTCCACCTCCTCCACCCGCCTTCGACCGTCACATGCATTCCCTAGTTACACTAGCCCGTCTATCCAGATTTAAGTATACCGTCTGCGTTCTCCCTAGTTACACATGAAGCTCTTCCCACATTTGAGTATACCGTACCGATCCTTTAAAAGATTTTGAAAATAATGTAAAATATAGTTAGAAAGAAAAAATAAATCAAAAAAGCAAAATCTGTTCTTTGAATATTAAATAGCGACTATACTCTCATCTACTACGATCGTCGTTGATCTCTAACTACCTCCTAACGAAAGAGACTATCATGAACATCAACGACATCATCGCCATGAGCAAGACCATCGAGATCGAAGAGACCATCGAGACGGCGGGTGTTAGTCCGTTCCGGATCGCGGCGACCATCAACGAGGTCCTGGCGGCGGTAGGGTACTTCGACGGGTCCTCGGAGCGTCTTCCGATCGCTCCGCAGAGCGTCTACGGAGCGTCGAAGGCCGGCAAGATCAACGGTGTGAAGTTCGGCAACCCGAACGCGAAGCACAAGTACACCGAGGACGAGGCGACGAAGTACATCGCCACCGAGGTTGCGAAGAAGATGGGGACGGGTACGCGGAAGGTCGTCAAGAGCGTCACCGAGGCCGACCTCGAAGCAGCGAACAGCATCGAAGAGATCGAAGAGGTCGTCGACAACCAGATCGAGGCCGAGATCAAGAGGACGAGCAAGAAGTAACATCCGAACGAAGCAGTAAGTAAGGCAATACAACGGCGGTCGTAGTAGATGAGGGTATAGTCGGACAGAGGCTATATCCGTAGAGAAAGAGGAGAGTAACATGAAGCACATCAAGCGGATCTTCCGGATCCTGGTCGTCCTGCACCTGGTGTGCGTGCTGGCGCACCTGCCGCACGTGGCGTACTGGGGGAACGTCGACGGACACCGGGGATGCTGGGCGATCGTGGCGGACACGTCGTACGTAGCCTGCCCGGACGGGTACACGACGTCATCGTGATGTAGCGGGAGACCGCCCTTCGGGGCGGTCTTTTCGTTTGCTTAGATTTTGTCCTGCGAGGGTGGCGGCTCCGCCTCCTCCGGAACAATCCCACCTCGCGGTCTGTCCGATGGTAGGGGGGGGGGGGGGGGGTTACTCCGGCTTTGCCGGAAGAGGCGGCTCTGCCGTCCACCCCGGAACGGGCGGCGCCCTTCCGTCGCCTGCAGGGAAC